TATAAGAAAACGAAACAATGGTTCCGTTATGTTCTGCGTACCTTCCCTGTATCGCAGAATACGATCTACCGTTTATACCTCGATAGTAGGCGCCGACGCCGGTGTTTCCATTTCTTCCGAAATGAATTTCTGAGGTTTCTGCCGAAAGCCATTTTGTGCGCGATGAGTCATAATGCATTGTCATATTAAGTACTGTGTTGTAATAAAAATCACCTGCGTTTGGTGAACCAACTGGATCTGTTGCGCTGGGTCCGAAATCGCGTGCGAGACCTGTTAAATTAGAGCCATCACCGTAAAAAGCCGAACCTGAAACGTTTCCAGAACCGGAGACATCGCCCGTTATCACCAAAGTCGTATTATCAAATGTTAAGTTTGGTTCGCCCTCGACTGTTGTCGCGTTGACGGAGGTTATAACCCTCCCTGCGGAAGCACTATTGTATGTTGTTATTGCCGCTGATGGGAGATTTGTCAAGTTTGACCCATCTCCGTAAAAGAAGCTTGATGAAACTAGCGCAGAGGCTGTAATGTTTGTGACACTTATTGTAGCTGGGAGGCGCGCATTATTTAGGGTTCCGGCTGATATGTTTGAGGCGTTCAGGTCTGTTAGATTTGCACCCCCGCCGTAGAAATCCGATCCAGAAACGTTGACAGATGCACTAATGTCTCCTGTTACGGTCAAGGTATTTGTTGTTTTATTCCATGTAAATTCAGCATCACCATTGAAGGTGCCGGCATCATTAAATTGGATTTGTGTATCTAGGCCACCAGGAGAACCAGCTGGAAGATTTGTTAAATTTGATCCATCGCCATATAGAAAACTGGCAGAAACCAACGAACTAGCAGTCACGTTTGTCACGCTGACTGTTGCGGGAAGCCTTGCGTTGTTTAGTGTTCCCGCTGATATATTTGAGGCGTTTAAGTCCACTAAATTTGATCCATCGCCATAAAATTCTGATCCCGATATATTAACAGAGGCGCTAATGTCGCCCGTTACAGAAAGTGTGTTGCTTCCCGTAAGCCAAGTAAAGTCTGCGTCTGCGTCGGTTACTCCATCAGCATTAAACTGAATTTGCGTGTTAGATCCTGCTGGAGTGGCCGAAGCGACAACATTTGTAAGACCAGAACCATCACCATAAAAGAAGGCGCCCGAGATGTTTGAAGAGGCCGTTATATCGCCGGTGACGGTGAGGGCATTGCTCCCACTCGCCCAAACGAGATCGGAGTCCGCGCCCGTGATGCCGTCTGCGTTAAATTGAATTTGGGTATTGGAGCCGGCTGGTACTGCTGTCGCTGTGATTCCGGTTATGCCGGTACCGTCGCCATAAAAGAATGCTCCGGAAATGTTTGAGGAGGCTGTTATATCTCCCAAAACTGTCAGGGCGTTCGCTGTAAGGTCCCAAGTAAAGTTTGGATCTCCTCCGAATGCGCCGCCTTCGTTGAATTGCACAGAAGTAAGCGGCAGATCTGGGGTTGTTGCGCCGCCGCCGATAATAGCGCTTGCGGAGATGGCCCCGACGATGAAAACATCTCCGTCAATAAGAACAGACCCAGTAAATTGATGTGTGTCGTCCGGAGTATCGCCAAATTTAGTATTACCATCGGCGTCAATATGAGTAACATTAGTATTTATAACATTGACGTCATATTGATTGGCCGTGATTGTTCCAGACACAACAAGGTCACCAGTTATATCGACTGGGCCTCCCGTTATGACAAATTCGCCACTAATGTAGTTTCTACTGGGTCTAAATCTTGACATTAAGGAATTGCCCCTCCAAGAAGACCCTCAACTGCTGCGGCTAATCTATCAATTGCATCTTGTGCGTTATCGGGAGCAGGGGCTGTCCAATCCGATGGAGCAGATGCCGAATAGGAAGTTTCATAGCCCAAGAACGGGACATTGCCGCCCGAGACAGAGGTTAGAAACTTTGTTTGGGCAACATTGGAAGTTCCACCATCGGCTGAAACATAGTTTATCCCAAGGGAACTAGACAAAGACGAGTTTTCGCCCATATAAACATTTGCTCCTCCTGTAGCTGTGATTCCATAATTCGAAGATACTGCTCCGTATAGGTCTGGCAAGTCTATTTGACCTCCGAAGAGGTCCGCTTTCTCTGTATTTGCTTGAATTCCATTGCTATTATTGACAACTCCGTTAAATAACATGAACCGCATACATGTGTTTGCACTTGTATTATCATATGTTGAGACTCCGCCTTCCGTTGTAAAGCCTTTGGTACTGTCTCTAAAAATAATTTCATTTTTTAGATTAAATGTTCCATCGAAAGTCGCTGCCAATTGGCCTGTTCCGTACCTCCCGTCGACAACCGACGATCTAAGGCTTGTATAACCCTGAGCGCCTGACCGAATGTATTGTTTCAATTGAAAATAGCAATCAGTAAACAATCCAAATCCCTGTGCTGATTGTATTGTTTTAAAATTAGAGGACACATCGGACCCAAACTTACAATTTCTAAAAAAGACTTTTTGGTTTCCGTTTAAATAAAGCTCCCCGCCGGCCGTAACGGCCGGATTTCCGTCAAATGTGATGTTCTCGAATTGAAGCTCGACCGAATAATGAAAGTTCGCAAAACCTCTGCCTACCCTCTTATCTTCGGGAATTTCAAATCTAACATCCGAATTAATTAGCTCTATATCTCCGTATGCTGCTGGGCTGCTGCCTGCGCCATTGTGGTGGCAGATATAGCACCTTGTTGTGCCTCCAGAACCCGACTCATTAGCATAAATCCAGCCATGGTTATTTTGAGGGGTTCCACTATTACCCCATTTAATCCATTGGCCCCTAAGAGTGTCTTCCGCATAATCTCCGCTGGGGAAATCTGCATCCACAATGAGGCCATCGGCGTTGGATGCCGAAACTTGTACCCATGTCGATGCCGATTCGACGCTTGCCGTTGCTCCAACAAAAACTGTGTTATTGGATTGGATTTCAGTTGGACATACATATGTCCCCGATGCTACGATTACTGTTATTGCTTGCTCAAGCCCATTAACATCCCAGGCTTCCATGCCAGAGGGGGCTCTCTCAATACACTTCTTAATTGTTTTAAGCGCGGATCCAGAAGTCAACCCATCATTTTTGTCATTTCCGCTTGTGTCATCAACATATAGTGTCAGAATTTCACCAACGACTCCACCATAACCAAGGCCGTCGCCCTCGTCGTCCAACAAATATCGCCGAACACCTTCAAGATTTTTGGTAACGTCCAAGCTTCCGCTTACTGTTACATCTCCGTCGAGCGTTGAATCACCGCTTACTGAATTTCTGCTAGGTCTGTATCTTGACAACTTAAATCCCTCCGATATAAATAGTCGGAAAGATAAACTAAATCATGTTTTTCCAGTTCTTTCCGTCACCAATTGCCATGATTCCACTTATATCAATACCCGGATCATTTGCTGCATAAGTTGATAAAGGCCCTTGGGCCGGCGATCCACCAGGAGACCCCGCTTTGTGAAGGGGCTCGACATCTTCAAAAATTCCCTTAAATCCACTGCCAAGAGATTCTTCAAGCTTTCTCCTTTTTTCCATCATTGCGGAGCGGGCGTCCTCTTGAAGTTCGACGCGCTGGCTTCTTGAAAAATCAGGCGCTGGCTGTTTTGCCTCAACTGTTTCGACAATTCTTTGTTGGCCCAGCCCTTGGACAACCTCAGAAACAAGACCTGACAAGATTCCATCTTCAAAGATCACTTCTTTGATGCATTCTTTTATAAGAGGTTTTAATATTTTTTTAAATTCATTCTTTTTCATTTTCTTCTCTTTTTTTCTATAAAATGGCGCCAATTTTCTGTTAGAGATTTTGTTTGTTTATGATCTGACCAGCCTTCATTAGCGGCTTTGGGGTGCGGCGGACTGGATTGAGGAGATCCCACTGCTTTGGTGCTCATCGGCGCCAACCTACCATATGTATTTTGCCCAACATGAAGACTAAGGGCATCTGTTCCGGCCACCAAAGCAGTAAGTTGGTCGATGCTTACATCCATACCCTCTAGGGTATCTAATATTTTTTGTAAAATTTCAACTTGTCTGGCACCTAGTTTTTCCGCACTTTTAGAATCCAGAAATTCTTTTAAAAGAACCAAAGAAGATAATTTAATTTCCATTTTTTAATTTCCCAGTATATTGTTTAAAGCTCGATTAATTCTATCTGCTTTTGTAAAAATATTTGGCTCTTCGTAATTTTTGCCTTCCTGCAAATTCATAAATGCGTTTGGCGTTGATGGCTCTGAAACGAAATCAAAGCAAATAAGCTGGAAGTCATCTTCAACCATTGTTCCCTGAGTGCTTTCGCGGACAGAACCAAGACCGCGTGAAGAAATACCAAGCTGACAACCAGATTCAACAAGAGATCTCAAAATCCCTCCTGATGGAGTATTTAGAACTTTAACTGTTCCCATAATTTTTGGACCATCTGCCCAAAGATTGGTAACCATATGGCTAGCATTTCTTAAATTAATGACAGAATCGTCTGGATGATCAAGCTCGCCAAGGGCTCGTTTTTCTTTGACGAGCTTTTGATATGTTTTAACCTCTCTCATGAGAGTCTTTTGGGGGTAAACCCTTCCATTACCATTCTGGACATCACAGTGCTGCATAAGACCAGTTAAATACATGGCGTTGTTTTCTTTTATATCTCTCTTCTCGACCTCTGTCAATAGATCTTGACAAACGCCTCCTTCGCAAAGAGCATAATATTCTCGCAATAAAACTTTACTCATTTTTCATTCCTTTTTGAAGTAGTCAACAGCCGTTTTTACAACGACGGACTCCTCGAAGCATATATCTTATAAACATTTTAATCACCTCCCTCTAGATTTATGCCGTTGTCTCCAAATACCGTGCTTAAGATATAAGAAGTTCCAGAACTTAGGCAGCCACAAATAAAGAAATTTATAACATTAAGTTCGTATGTAAATAGTTCCGTAAAAGGGCTTATTCCACATAAAAAAATACCAACCCAAAAGCCAACACACATTGGACATCGCCAAAAGTGACCACTTGGTCGGATTCTATTGAAAATCTTGGCATAACAGATTAATTGAGTTAATCCATAAGCAGTTAGGATAAAATAGAGGAGGGACATGCGGAATTTAATCCCTCTCTAATTGCCCTACATTCCCCTTCCCTTCGGGAGCATCTTGTAGTTGGCGAAGTTGTTTTAAGAGTAGTGAAATTTTAGAAGATAAGTTTGTCTGCTCTTGTTGTTTTGCGAAATAACTATTTTGAGTTCGAATATCCATTAATATCGTGTCGTCGCCGTTGGCGGCTTGTTCTTCATTGGCAATAGAGCGAGTCACATCCTCAAGAGCTTTTTGTAGCCGATTGATCTTGTTTCCAATTCCGGCAAGATGTTGCTCGCGGTTTTCTTCTAAACTATTTTCCAATTCTTCTTTAATAATTTTTCTTAATTGTTTTGATGTAAGTTTCATTTTTTCTCCTTATTTTCTAACATATAACTCATCCAATATGGCTGATAAGTATATCCGGGCTTGATTGAGCCCTTTTCTGAAGCTTGTGGTACTTCACCAAGTTCTGTCGAATCTTGATCTGTCGGATGTGTATAATAATTGTCAAGCATTTGTTCATAATCATCGATGTAATCATAATATGGTTTTTCTTCTTTCAGAAATTTGTAAATACCATAAATTGTATAATCTACTGGATTTATTTCTTCATTTTTAGAAGTCGGGATTAAACCTTCCAACGATCCATAGACACTTCCTCCTTTAATTGACTCATATTCGACAACACCACTTCGTTTTAAAAACTCAAATAGTCTATTTTGAGCCGCATAGACGGTTTCAGAATAATCATTTTTGGCAAAAGTTACAACCTTGCTTTTAGTCGGCATGATTACAATATCCATTTCTTCATGGTCAAATATCATAATATTTCCGTCAAGAGATTTTCTAGCTTTTAATTCTAAAGTAATCTTCTCTTGGCGCGCTGCTTTTCCAACCTGAATTGTAATTGCCATTTAAGCCAGTTCCTTAACGAGACCTTGAATTTTTAAAATATCATGAACAAATTTATTATCCAAGACTCTCTTTGATGTCGTTTCCAAAATTTTAATAACTTTTTTTGTTTTTTCCATCATATCTTGATCATTTTTGATTTCTTTCAGATTAAGAGAATTTTTAACGATATTTTTAAGTCTCGGAATTTCTTCATTTAAAAATATTTTTAATTCAATACCGTGATCGGCAAAAGAACTAATATATTTACTCAATAATTCTTTTTGTTCTTTTATTAGCTTGCTAGAATATTTCTCATTGAACTTTTGAACAAATGTTTTATAAGTTAAGTTGTCAATTGGTTTTAAAAATTCTTTCTCTCGCTCTTCTTCAGTAACCATAACATTGATCATGTGATTTTCCAACAATACTCTTTGTTTTGTTTTTACTTTTGGATTAAAAATTTGAAAAACTGTTGCCAAATCTCTGTAATTTGGAATAAAGTTAGAAAATGCCTCTGGAGATATAAATTTATTTATTTTATTGATTATTTCGGTTTGTTCTTTAAAGAGTTCTCGATGATTGATAGTCTTTTTTTGCATTCTTGATTCAAAAATTAATCTTTCTGCTGTATGCCTCTCGACGTTTTTGGTGTCCAGAATTGACTTATAAATATCCATATCTTTGGCTAAGATAGTGTTTCCCTTAAAGTGTTCTCTAATGAGCTTCATAATAATTTTTTTCTTATTATCATTTTTTTCCATAATGGTCTTTGCCAGTTCCCTGATTAACACCTCAAAAATAAAAGCACTATTACGCTTTTTATTATGTTTCATTTTCATCTATTTGAATCTCCAAGTTTTCTAATTCTGCGACTAAATCTTTAACTCTTGAGCTTGCTTCAAACAAAAGAGCTTCTTCTTTGTTATAATTAGGTTGTTTAGTTTCGTAAATCCCCCGAGATAGGCCCATTAAATTTTCCATTCCCGGTACTATCTCTTTTGCTCTTGGAAATGCCATGGCTGTATAATTTTGTTCTCTACCATTTCGGCCGTCGCCTCCCCTTAATTCTCTAGAAACGTGCCTTTTTCCTTTGGCTTTTTTTCCTAAGGATTTTTTAGTATGGCGCCTGTTTCTATTGTCTCTATCATCATTTCGCTTGGCGGGGGCGGATAATAGGGCGCCCTCTTCCTCATCACCGCCGAGATCTCCAGTATCTTCACCACCGCCAAGATCTCCAAGGTCTCCGCCTCCGCCCAGATCGCCGAGATCTCCAAGATCTTCGCCTCCACCAAGATCGCCGAGGCCCCCCGTCCCTCCAGCAGCGGCCTCTCCGGCTGATTCTGCTGCGGCGTTAAGTTCTGCCTCATATTTTCTATCGTGGAACATTTCTCTTTGGTTTCTGACAAATTCTTCTTCGGAAAGACTGAAAATGTTTTGAGCGATCCAACGACGACTAAAGAAGTTTTCAGTGGCTCCTCCAGCAATATCAAATTTTGATTTCCAGTGCTCTAATTCTTGAAGTTCGGCGATTTTAGATGGGTTGTTCAGCTTCAATCGGAAACTTACTAAATCATCACCTCTAAATCCCAAAGTATATAAATGAACGATTCCAATCTTTTCCAACTCGGCAATAACGGAGCGCTGGAGTCTTTGGATAGTTCTTGCGAAACGAACATCTTTTTGTGCGAGAGTTGTTTTATCTTCTACACTTTCTGTGTCGCTTGACAAATATGCAGACGGGATTTTTATCGCGGAGAACATTTTGTCTCGAAGATATTTAACATCATCTATATCGCCAGTAAATTGACCTCCAGGGAGTGACTCAATTTTAGATGACTCTCCCCCCCTAATTGGAACAAAATAGTCTTCTTCAACTGAGAGTGGGTTGTATCTCAAATCCACCCTTCCCGTATTCGCATCAACAACCTGATTTCTCTTCATAGACGTAATTGTCTTTTGAATAAAGCCCTCTACATCTTGAGGGGCGATATTTCCGACATCGATATAGAAAACTCTTCGTTCTGCCGAGCGCACAATCCGATAAGCCATCATCGCATCTTCCATAAGAACCAACTGACGCCAAATACGTCGAGCAGATTCCATCACAGAGGTACCATATGGAGAATACTTATCATTTCCAAGTATTCGGAAATGAGCAATTTGCCAATTTTCAAAAGTCATACCGGCTGAATTCCACTGGTATTGGACATAGTTTGGATTGGTAGGATCTTCTCCTTCCATTCTTTCAACTTCCTTCAGTGGGATTGGAATAACAGATTTTACACCAATCCGATCATCAATATCCATATAAAGGATAAAATCTCCGAATTTGCACATGGAACGACACCATCCAAACAAATTATGATTAATATTTAAAACGTTCTCATAGAGGGAACGAAGAACTGCTTTGATTTCTTCGTTTGGGCACTCAATATCCATCATAGGAGAAAGAGCAGAGTGCGTTGTCATCTCATCTGCATAAATATCCATTGCGGACGCCAATTCGGGCATATATTCCATTTGCTCGTAATCAATATATCTTTCGGCTCGATTTTGTTGAGCCATAATTTTTGAATGCATAACATCAAAAGGACTATATTCTGATTTTTTAAATTGCTGACCACTTGCTGATCTGAAATCTGTAGAATATTTGTCAAGCGCTGTTCTACGAATCTTTCGATTCATCTGAGTACGCCAGTTTACAATTGGACCCGAAAATAATCTCGTTAATCTTCTAAAAAGTTCTGATTGCGAATTATTGGGATTTTTACTTTGGTCGGCCATTCTTTATCCTTTTATTAACCAAGAATATTGTTCATAATCTTCTTTTGCTTTAAACATTTTCTCATCTAGTGATTCTTTTCTATTATATCCCTGCATTCCTGGGATTGTTGTATTAATTTTTGTATTAACCCTAACCATAGAATTCAAACACGCCTTTTTATATTCCAATTCTCTTTTATTGACGCTCAAAGCTGTATCCCTCACCCAACACCCAATAGCTAATGCCATAACAAGGTCATCATTATATCCCCTCATTGATTGAGGTTTGCCATTGTGCCAAATAAAAGTTCGCAACTCATTCGAGAAACGAACCGAATATACTTTAATTAGTTTGTTTCTAATGAATTCTTCTAATTTTGCGACGATAAGAGGTCGGGTTTTTAAAGATGTCGTAAATCCGGGGACAGCAGAGTTATTCGTTGCTCCCTGTTGACTATCTACATATTCATGAGTACTCTTTATCGAATAATATAAATTCGGATATTGCAACTCAATTAATTTTTCTAAAACGGAAATACCAATACCAACATTTTCAACAACCAACAGGCAATTACCATATTCCTTGCCAGCTTGCATTAAAACGTTGGAATACATATCTAAACTAGGCTTTCCTTGATATTCAGCTATAACTTCCATCGTATCCAACTTGATGATATGAAAAACAGAATAGTCTGCTCCATCCCCTCTTGCAACGTCGGCAACAAGGAGATAAGTGCATTCGGGATTATATTCTTCCCAAATCCACATATTTCTGTCAAAACTTGTCCTGTATTTAGGATCCTTAACGTTGCTCTCCAACCACATAATATCATCGGGATGAATAACAGTCTCGCCCGATGTATTGAAGTTACATTCTAGTTCTTGCGCGATCTCCCTTCTTGACATATTCCTAGTTTCTTTCTCAAACCACTCCATATTTCTATCCGGATGGATATTCCAATTTAGCATAACTGGATGAAAGTCATTGGACCCTTCAACTGACTCGCTATATGTCTTGTGAAACCAGTTTCCAACGCCATTTGGAGTCGAAAGCGCGATCACTCGGCCACCAGTTGAGATTGTAGGATATAAACCTGCCCAAAGCTCATCAAGATTATCAACATGGGCGGCCTCATCAATGACGAGCAAAGAAAGAGCTTCTGAACGACCTGCATCGCCAGACGTTGAGGCTGCTTGAATTTGAGAACCATTTGAAAGTTCGAAAGAAGCTCGATTATCAATTGAAATTTCTGCGATAAGAAGAAACTCGGGCACATTCTTCATAATAGCTTTCACCTTTTTAACTAAGTTGGCGGCCGTCTTGAATTTTGTTGCCATAACAAGAATATTCTTGTCGCGGTGAAAGAGCATCATCCAAACGATGTAGGCACCTGCAATTGTTGAGATGCCCAACTGTCTAGCTTTGAGGATTATATTAAATCGGTAATCATTAAAATCGGATAAAAGGTCAGTCTGATAATCGTAAGTCTTAAACGAAATGAGACCATGGATTGGGTGTGAAATTCTCGCATAATTATTCACAAAGTAATTCGGATCTTTTCCGCACTTTAGTATCTCAGCTACTATTTCCTTTTTTGATAGTGTAGGTGACATTTATTTCTTTTTTGACCTTTTCTTGTCATTAATAAATATTGTGTTATTTTTTGGCGAAACCATCGCCTTTCAAAAATTTATAATAATTAACGGCGATAGGATCAGTTATTGCTTCACCAAGGGTGGTAACATCTTTCATACCTCCAATTTTATAAAGCCTGTGAGCCATAACAAATGTTCTAACTCTTCCCGTACTTTGGACTAAACATTTAGCTTCGCCCTGTGGAGAAAGAGAAATAGATTTACCTGTAATCGCTTTATATTCTTTCTTAAGAAAATCGGCGATCTTTTGGAGTTTTCTTTCGCATTCTTCCTCAAACCCGTTAGCATATACCGCTGTGAGCTTGACATTTGCCTCGTAATTTATTTGGAGCATATCCCCGACGAATTTAACTTTGAAGCCATCGGAAACGCGGCTATCAACGATAGGGCACCCATCTTCTCGGCTTAAACCTAATTCCTTAGTATCGCCGGTCACGAATCGTGCATCGTGCGCGCCATCATAAGCATTTGCGGCTGCCTGATTAAGACCTGTAATAATTTCTAATGTTGTAGCCATTTATTTAATTCCTTTTTTCTTTTTATAAGAATTGTACTGAGCCAGATGGGCGCCGGTAAGGCCAGGGTCCTCTGGTTTTATATACTTGTTTTTGATCATATCTACGATACTGCCCCTTTCGGAGTTGGGGGGCTTTAGGAGAACGTTCCTGATATATTCTTCCACGCTCTGACTGAACCATTTGACGGGATCTTCATCACCATAAATCTCTCTCGCGACTGGCAAAGTTCTTGCCAACCACGGTTCTTCTGTATATTGAGCTTCTCCTGCAAAAATCGCACTAAGGTGATTTGCCATTTGGCTTGCCAATTCTTCCCCGTGGGACTCCAGATATTTCTGGACACTACCCTTGCTGTCTTCCTCTTGCACATGTACAAAAGAGTTCGGTAACTCGGAATTGGGATCAAAAAGAGCCGGGAGTTCAGCAATGATCTGTTTTTGGAAGGCTTTTTTGTCGCCGGAGAGCTTTGTGGCCTCGGCCTCGGCGGCGTCGTCCTTCAATGTGTTAGCCGCAGACAAATAATCTCCCCATCCTTCTTTCATCAAATTATTGACTTCTTCTTTAACAATATTTACTAATTCTGTTTTTGTAAACTTAAATTTATTATGAGACGCTGGGGCATGCCGGGAGGCGAGTTTGATCTCTTCTTTGATGAGTCTTCTCAACTGTGAATTCGTAAGTTTCATAATTTATTCCTTTTTAGTTGGGCGCCAGCCCGTTTTCCATCTGTCTTCTCTGCCTTCGACCCATTGTATATAGCATCCAAAGCAACAATTAAATTTTGTCATATAAACATCATCACGCAAATCAAAAGAATAAGAATGACAAGTTTGACAAATCCTATTATTGTCTTTATTAATTAGTTTTTTAGATATTAAAACTCCATCAACTTCGACTTTTTCATTTCTTTCTCTTTGTTTTACTTCTTTTTGATATAAATCTCGGATTTGCTGCTGATAATCTTTTTCTTTTTCATCATCCCAATCGGCTTTTGGGTGCCGTATTGCTTCTTTCCCATATTTCTTAGAAATAGCATTTTCATATTTGGCAATTTCATTTAAATCTTTTTTCATTTATTCACCGCATATGTTATTCCCACGGTGGACAGGACACCAATTACAAAACCCCCAACAACACCCCATATAAGGGCGTTTTTTCCAGGCTTCTTGGCGATGATCTTGTTTAGTTGCTTGATTTCTGTATTTTTTAAAATTAATGTTGAATCAAATCTTTCTTTTTCTGTGTCAATTGTGATACTTAATTGATCAATTTTGAGTTGGCACTGCGCTTCTTGTTTTTGTAGTTCGAATCCAAGCTTTAACTCATATTCTTCTTTTAGAAACTTGCTATTTGCCAATAATCTAGCTGTTGCCTCGGGATCAAATAACGTTCCGGTAAAAGGTGCTGGTGCTCCTTCTTGAATGAAGGTAAATTTACCATCAGCAGCTTGTGCTGAGTTTAAAAAACCAAAAAGAAACAATAATGAGATCTTACTCCACATAATCAAACCCAAAAGCCTCCTCAATTTCTCTGGCCAACTCCTCGGGCTGCTCATCGAAATCCCTGATGAACTTTTTTATATCTTCTTCTTTATTTTTGTTTAAATTGGCGACTGACTCATTATATTTTTCTGTCATATTTGTCAGATCTCGCTTGAATTTGGCTATGGCCTCTTCGCGTGCGGCCAATTCTTTTTGATGTAGGGCTTCCAATGTTGCGATCTGCTCTTCATAGCTTGTGCTCATTACATCCATCGACTTTTTGAGTGATGAGTAGTCATTTTTTGTCACAAAAAAGAGGATAACCATAATAACTAAGCCGACACCTTGCCAGTTTTTAACCAAGAACGTGCCGACTGATTTAAACAAGTCTCCAATGTTGATGTTGATCACTAGGCGCCCTTCAATTTAACAATCGCGTCAATCACAGACTGACCACCGATATATAGCGCGCTCAAAATGAGCCAATCGCCACTATCAATGTGAGAAGTAAACATAAGCCCAGTAGCGGCTGCCCAAACAAGTAATTTGCGGGAAACCATCTTTTCAAGTGCGATATCAATTACACCTTTTGCTGTTTCTACCATAGTCATAAACCCTCCTTTTATACTCTATAATTAGTCCTATTGTTCAATAAAGGCATAACCATTTTTCTTGTCAATTATAATCTGCATATCAACACAATCTTTAAGGCTGTCCAAATGAGAGATAAGAAGGACTGTCTTGAAGTAAGATCTAATCAAGTCTAGGATGTCAACAAACCCTTGCATATTATCTTCATCCAATGCAGTTCCTGGCTCATCAAGGATGAAGAAGTCCGACTTTGGAAGGGAAGATATACTCAATAGTGCTAAACGAATGGCCATTGCGGCGATTGTTTTCTCTGCTCCAGACCCCATTTCTAGCGGTCGAGGTTCATGGCGTGGATGTTTGATGAAAATATCAAGTCTTTTACCATCATCCTCGAAGAAAACCTCAAAATCAACGATATTTGCCAGAATTTTGGCAATTTCGTCATTGATTACAGGTAATTTACGCTTAATAACATCATAGGCTATCCCATTTGGGTGCATACATCGTAAATAAAGATCATAAGAAGAGAATTCTTCCTGTAAATCAAGGTATTCGTTCCTCTGAACTATCAAATTATTAACTTTTTGCTCTAAAGAACCAACAGACTTATATATATTCAGGATAGATGATGTACACTTTTCATGATTACTTTTAAAATTCTGTGATTTAATCCTTAAACCCCTTAGTTTCTGTGATAGATTCCCCAGATTTTCAATAATTTCTTTATTTAACTCATATTCTGAGACCTTTTCTTCTGATGCTTCGATTTCAGACATCAAATTTTTAATGATACTGGCATTTTTCTCTATCTTAAGATCATAATTTGTTATTTTGTTGGACAATGCATTCTTTTTATTAACAATTTCATTGTATTTTCCTATATGATCTTCAACCTCATCGGGGTTAATCTCCTCGATGTCGTCGTTCAGGTCATCAATCTGCCCCGAGAGATTCTCGGCCTCTTTTTCGTTAAGTGGAATTGTAGCTTTAGAGACATATGCGTCCTTAATGAATTTACATTTGGGATATGCGGTACCACAAGGAATCCCCCGAAGCAATTGGAGCTTGTTTTGATTTCTTTTAAGCTCATCTTCTTCCACACTCAATGAGTTTTCTAAAATTACTAGCTGATTCAGCAACTCATGAACCCTTTCCTGCTTTTCAAAGAGGGCTTTCTTATCAAATTCTCCCAAAAAAAGAAGGATCTTTCGATACTTCTCTTTATCTGCATTTCTTTCTACATAAAATTCACTATTTTGATCCGAAACAGAGATTAATTGGTTCTTTTTGTCATTTAATTCTTGTTGAACTTTCATAACATCTATGATTTCGGCAGGAATTGACTTTATCTTTTCATTTATTTCCCCTATTTCTTCATTGCATTGAGAAATATTAAAATTGATAGTCTCGCAGCGCTGTTTTTTCTTTTCAAGATCATTGTTTGCGCCTTCAAGCTCTTCTTGTGCAGATAAAATATCACTATTAAAGTCTCTTCCTTCTGATTTTCTTAAAGCGCCTTTTGTATCGGACGCATCCTCCTTGGCTAATCGAAATTTATGTTCAAAAAATTCCAAATCAAGAAACTTGGCAAGAATCTCCTTTCTCTTTGTTGAACCTTCTTTAATAAAGGTAAGAGAATCGAGTTGGGAGGCCATCGATGAATAAAGAAAATCTTCTAATGTTCCAAAAACCTTTCTAATGTTCTTGTCAGTTTGATTTCTCGTCAAACCATTAAGGCTCTCCATATCTCCAAGCGCCGGATCGTATACTGTAAACTCTACATTTGTTTTTGCTTCCTGAGTTACAGACCCTTTTAGTTTTCGAGTATACTTTTCTGAATTTCTCTCAATATAATAATCTTTATCTCCAATAGAGATTTTAACTTTACCGGTGCCGACTTCTTTATTTTGATTTATAATATTTAGGTTTTTTCTGTCGTTTTTTGATGTCGAATTGAACACTGTATATAAAATTGAATCAATAATGCTAGACTTTCCAGAAAAGTTCTTTCCAAAGATGCCGACAATCCCCTCTAAGTTATCAAAATTGATGCTATTTCCTTCTGCATAATTGAATAAATTGTTCCATTCAATAGAGCGAAGCCTCCAATTGATGTTTCGAGATACCTCTTCGTTCTCCTCAGCGATCTTGTTGTATTTTAAATTGAGATTAATGACCCTTTGCATCAATTCGTCGTCAACCTCAAAATCTTTCAAGTACTCTTTGATGAGTTGCTGTTGAATTTGAATATTCCTAAGGTCTTCGGTCTCCAATCCATCTGTAATATTCTGGATGTCTCCTCTTTCTCCTGTTGCTCGGTTCAAAAAGGTAATACTCTCTGGCTTAAACTTTCGTTTTGCCACTTCTATTGCTTTTTTCATAACATCAAGAGGTAAGTTATTATTTGAAACCAGTCTAAGTCTGGCAGATTGAGGTATATTCTTTGCTGCACCTCTCGGCATCTTGCCTTTTGGCGTTAACTCGATGGTTATGAAGGGTCTAGGGTTTTTAATCTCAAAATGTTGGCAAGTAAAGTTTTCTTTACTTTGAATATCCCATAGTAAAAATCCCTTGTCGTTTGTTTCTCCGTGATTTTGCTGGATTGTGGATCCGGGATAGCGGATTTTACCTTCGGCATCAAGTCTTTGGTCAGTTTTGTGAATATCTCCCAATAAACCATAATCGTGTCCTTCAAAAATCTCAATAGGATGCTCTCCATGAGTCATAACCCAGCCCGTGTCAGTGACAACACCGGAAACCGATCCGTGATAAAGAGCAATATTAATTTTGCTCGGATCCGAAGGTTTAACCCACCCTTCTTCATCAAAAACAGACAAAATATTTAGCGTTACATTCGCCGATAGGGGCATTTCGCCTGATTTCTTAAGCAAGTGTAGGTTTGGGTGAGATAAAGCGTCTACGATAGGTGTCAGAGCGTCCTGACGACTACTATTGCGAAGGTTTCCATCGTGATTCCCCAAAATGACGTAAGTTGGTGCAATATGGGCGAGATTGCTCAAAAAATCAGAGCACATTTCGACAAATTCTGGACTAATTTGTGTTTTTGTGTGAGCAATATCACCGCAATGAATGATATAATCTGGTTTTTCCTTTCTTAAAATATTGTATAGCTCGTTGAAAACAATCCTATATTCATAATGATACTTTAAATTTTTAATATGTGTGTCAGCAATGTGGGCAATCCTCAAACTTCTCTCCTATAAATTAGAAATTGCCGAAACCAAGGAATCATCTTCCCTAATAAACGGCGCGTTCTGACTTAAATTTTTAACTTCTTCTTTAGACATATCACCTATGTCTCTCTCATCATCATACTGTAATTCACGGATCTCGATTCCGTATTTCAAAAACAATCTTTTGATGTTTTCAGCCTTGTATTTTGCATCTGGGTCTAATGCCAACAAAACTGGTGTGTCGTTTTGAACTATTCTTCTGAATATTCTCGATGTTTCTCTAATTGTTGATCCCAAAATAGGAATAGCGTTCTCGGCTTTAACGGCATCGAACGCGCCTTCAACAATTGTTACCTCCTTATCAAAATCAACGTATAATTCATTGAATATGATATCTCGACTAACTGGGGGATTTAAATATCTTTTGTAGTTGTCAGTAAATGTTCTCGCAATAAAATAGTTAAGGTCACCGTTTTCGTTAAAGGATGGGATAATGATCCTTCCCTGATATGGACCCTCGGAACAAAAGCCCATCTTCCATTTTAAGATGTCTTTTTTATCAATTCCGCGATCTTTAAGATATTTTAGGGGCGTCTGGAACCTCTTATTGCCGCACAAACTCTTAAAACTTGGTGGCATTTGTAATATCTGTTCAAAATTTTCTTTCTCGTCTTCTTCGAAGAGGCTATCAAACCCATTTAAATCTGTTTTTTCTCCCGAAAGAGCTTTCCAAGTTTCTCGTTGTTTAAAAGATCCAAATCGACGTATTAATCGATAGAGACTTCGACCTTTTGCATCACAAACCCAACATTTATAAACTCCGCGCTTAATGTTGACAGAAAATTTTCTTTTATGATGTTTACAGTAGGGGCATTGAAAAAGATGTTCATCATTTGACCCAGAATAAGATCCAAGAATGTCTGATAATAGAGAGAGATTTTCTTTCATATTCTTATTATAACATCTGACATCCTCTCTGTCAAGAACTATTTTAGTTTTTTTATTCTGGCTCTTCGACAGCGTATCCGGTTTTTCCAAATAAATTCTTTTTATTGATAAACTTCTTTATCATAATATCAATATCTGGTATGGGAGCATCAGGATTGGTTTTTATTTGTGTTTCGACATCTTTGAACATTTTTTCCATAAATTCCCTTTCTAAACCATCATCAACTAATTTTTGAAGACCGTCATCTAGATTGAATGCGTCTAAAACTGGATTTGCTTTTGTAACCTCATCTTCTTCCTGTCCATAAGTTTTATAAATCCCCCTTACTCTATTTACGATGTTTTTTGCGGCGACGAGGCCGCCGATGACTGGCACAAATGAGGCCACGATGTCCATTACATCGCTGCCCAAATCTTTTGCCAACTGCTTTTGTCTTTCTCGACTAAGTTCGCCAGCTTTTACTGCTTGTGCGATTTTCAGCGCCTGATCCAACTGTCTCCAAGTTAATTTTCCGGACTTCATTTGTTCTCTTGATTGGCTGGCCTTTTCTTCTTTATCCTGGCTTGCTGCTTCCTCTTTCCATCCTTCATTTATTTCAAAATTTCTCCAATTTTCCATAATAAGCTTCATTTTAGACATTTTAGACTATTTCCCTTGCAATAAATAGTGTCCAGCGCGGGCAACAACAATTGCATCTGCAATATCGTAGCAATATTTTTGAACATTTCCAAATCTGGTATAAATAATCTCAAATTCTTTACTTTCAATGAAGTGCTCCATAACAACTTCTTTTGCCTTCTTGCCTCGGGCTATTTTTATGCCACATTTAGAGCGAGCACTGATCGGACTTACATAGTTCGGTTCCATATCATATATATTATAACACATCCAAGATATAATGCCATTAAATCGTTGAAGAATTGACATAGTTTTGGCAGTTGATCCACCTCTTCGGAAAAACATGAGAGCTTGTTCTATAAAAACGTGTTTTACATCGTACTTTTCTTTAACCTCTTTTAAAGTTGTTTCTACTTTTCTGGCTTTTTCGAAGAATGAACCAGTCTTGCGTAAATCAATATAATCTGCATAAACTATTTTGTCATTTTCGAGGATACAGACGCCTATAATACTTGTACTTATATCAAGTCCTAAAATCATTAAATATCCAATTTGAGTTTAAAGGTAAAATCCCTGTCTTGTGTTTTTTTGACAGGATTTGCAACCGTTGCGATTCCAATCAAATTTTTATCCTCGTCATATATACCTACTTTTGATATATAAGTTACTTTTTCAAAAGATCCTGTTGGATCTGTATAGGAAGAGCTAACTATGTTTTTAATAGAAAGATTAGTGTTTTCTTTATAAATGTCGGACGCAGTTAAAGGTGCCTCAACCTGTCCATATTCAATATATGTTGGATTATTGGAGTGATTCATCTCTATTTTATTTGCATGAGCAAACATAGTTAATGTAGGGATACTATTAACACCCTTCATATTAAATGAATAACTAGAAGATGGAATAATTCCCGATGGAATTCCATCGTTAGCGCCGACTCCAAAGAAAAGCCACGAAGATGTCATAAGATTGGTTCCATCATTCAAATAATTTCTGGCAATTCCTGTTTCAAGATACCAAGATCCGGTTAAGAGAACAAATCCCTCGTTATATAAGGCTACACCAGCTACAGATCCTGATCCAGTACTTCCTACGGGACCAGTTTGAACCATTTCTCCATTTTGCCTCTCATCTTTTAGAGTTCCGATGAGGGTTCCTGAAATATAAAAACTTAATTCTAATCCTCCCTTCTTTATTGAGCTTCCATAGAGGATTGATGGAATAGAAATCAGATTAAGCGTCTGCGTTCCTTTGTTCCCGAAAGAAGAACTGTATTGATATTGTCGACTTAAGCTAGTATAGAAATTTAAAGTATTTTTAAGGGCGTCGACTTCTGGGCGCGACTGGCCTAGCTGATAAAAATTCCTTTTAATGCTCGATGAAAGAGGATAGCTACCGGTTATTGTATCTCCATATAAAAAATCACTATTAAAAGTGGTAGTGGAAATTGTTTTTGTTCCAATGCGACTTCCACCCTTTGTGACAAACGGATAAATTAATCCTGTATCGGTCTCGTTTCTGTCAACATTGATCTCGAATAAAGAAACAAACCCTGTTTCCACACACGGAACAGACGCAGTAAAGTACCCGCTTATTTGTTTTTGATTATTCCAGTATACATTTGAATCATATATTTCAAATGTTTGCTCTGGATTTGTTTCCAGAACATTATAAAGTATATCTTTGTCCTCAAACTTTTTAAATGTCATATCATTAATAAATAGTCAACTGACTATTAATAATCTAATCTTACACGAAGAGTTAATTCATTCGTGGGATCTTTTTTCAGGGGTTCTGAAATTTTCGCAACAGCAAGAAGCTCATTATCATCAGAATAAAGTCCAATTGTGGTAATATAAGACGCAGGATTGTCTGTGGAAATATTTTTTACTCTTATTTTGCTTCCACTAAGATATGTTGGGTTTGCGCTGTAATTAAATTCATTTGTACTTGCACGACAGAAGTAAATTGTTGAATTCAACTCTACGGTGTTATTAAAATCAAGATCATCCCATCTGTTTCTAACACCATCGCATGCAGAAGAAATTTCTGTTCCGGTCAAAACTGCATCAATTGAAGCGGTATCATAAGTTGCACCTGGAGCACCAAACTCGCCATCAAATATAGATGCGGTCAAAACAGCGATTCCAGCCTGATAATAAAGCAAGCCGACGCCGGTACCAGCTACTGCGGCAGAACCAGTATACAAAATTCCATAATCTCCTGCTGGAGAATTTGTTCTATAATCGCTACCTGCTCCATAATCACCAATTGTTTTTAGGGAAGAAAAATCTGGTGCTACTGGGGTTCCGCCTGTTGCGAAAGAAAGAAGAAATGATTGTTTTTTGATTTCGTCTTTTGTTAAAAGCCGCGAAAAGTTAATGAAAATACATTCATTCAAATTATCACCAGCAGTAGAATAGCTTCCATCTCTATCAAACCTACGAATATTGCCATTGGTATCATATCCAGCCAAAACTTGTGCCATTTGATTATAGATATTAATCTTTTTAGCATTTTGAACGGAAAGTGAACTGGATAATCCAGACTCTGATGAATAGCCGGCTGTTAAATCAAAAATGTGATTTGCAGATGAGCTTAAATAAGGATAATCATAAACACTCTGGAACATCCCGTGTGCATAATTCTTAATGTTTTCGTCTTCATATGTACCAGAAATTATTGTTCCCGTAATCGGAATTGCTTCGTGAAGCAATGTCCGAGTGTTTGCAATGTCTTTATCTAATACTAATGTTTTAAAGGTGGTAGCCATGTTTTAATCCTTATAATTTCAATAATCTTACTGGGATATCTATTCTATATCCCGTTGTGAGCCCAATAATTCTGAGATTTGTATCAATATAATTATAGGTTTCCGACCCCGTGCCGGTGACTGATGTGGTGCTGCCCAGAGTTGTAAACAAATATGTACTATCTTGCAAATCAATACTGGCTTGGAGTCCTATTCTCAATCTTGTTCCTCTTGGGCCCGCGATCGAACTAGCGCCTGCCGCGACATATGCACTAATATCTTGGATAGGGTATTCGGCCGAGGTCGTATATGCCACTGAATATGTGGCAATAGAATCATCATCTATAAAAGAAACATCAATGGCGGAATTATTTCCGTCTGTTAAGCTAATTAAGCGATTGTCCATTTGAATAGAATATTGCGTCTCAAATAAGTCTGATGGAAGTCCCGATTCTGTGGGGGGTATCCTAGTAGTGTCCAAGCCTTGATCAGTTATGACTGCGATGCCTAAGGCCGTCTCTGCATTGTAAAAGTTTGATGGACCGGCAATGGTGTCGAGTGATTCATTGGTTGTTTTATCAACCGACACGGGAATTGTTCCGGCCAAACCGGTAATAGTGCTTAAACCCAACCCTCCAGCGGAGTCAAAAAGTTTCAAAACGGGCAAATATAAAACGTTCGTTCTAGTAATTGTAATTAATTTCGATTTCATAGAGGAAGTATTGTTTGTAAACGCCTCCAAGATTGGAGTTTGTAAAATCTCCAAATCAAAAAATGCAGACCCCCTCGGATCGTCAAGGTTATAAAGAGCATAGTCGATTTCATCATCACCTAAAGCAAATTTAGTAATCTTAAAGCTCCCATCACCTCTTGCCAATCGTTCTCTGCCGGCGTCTGTCAAAACGGCATCCAGTATGATGTCTCCGCTGTTATCTAAAAATGACATTAATAAATCCTCTTTTTCATTTAAAATGTTTTTCCTATAATAAATAGTTTAATTTTATCAATTTTTCCAAAACATTTTCTTTTATTATTCGTGTTCAACAGTTGAATCAAAACTTACATTCAAATCTACTGCTTTTCCTGTTTTTTTAGAAGTTAATCTAATCTTAAATGTCTTACCAAAAAGGGGCGCTTCTTTAAGTCCAAGTTTGATATCTCCCTTCTCGGTAAAACTACCTACTGAGAAACTACCCACTGAAACATCCGGTAAGACTTGTGTAAGTCTGGGAAGTATATTAAATAGTCTCTTGAAGCTTTTTAATGTTTGTTTCGAATCCTTCACGACTTCATAAGATTCTATAAGTGGATATATGGCTCCGCTATTTTCAACTAATTCAACCTGATAAATCGCTGTTGGGTTTGAAGCGGTTCCCCTTCTGTCAACGGCTCTGAACATATAATAATATTTCTTATTTGGTTCTATATTATCCAAAAAGGCGGCGGCAGAAGCGAAATGATTTATACCATATGGCGTCGTTATTATAGAAGTATTCGCATCTTTAAAATCTTCATAACTTTTTGGGGGAGTTGATAACCTCCTTACTTCAAAAATGGCAGCAAGATTTTCAAACTCATCAGATTTAAATAATATTTTTTGAAAATCGTTCATTTTTCTTGCTTCTCGGAATAATGTATAATATTTTTCCTCTTTTTCACTAAAAGTAATCGGATCTTCTTCGAGACTTCCTTGGCTAGAATTTAAAAATAAAGATAGTTTGCTATCTCTACCCCTATAAGTAATAAAATTAATATTCGGAAATAAGGGGGGATTGTCTAATATTGTTCCACGGCTTTCATAATAAGGAATTTGTACAAATTTCAATGATGGCTTCGTTTTTACTACAAGTTGAGCTTCATCCTTGTCTGGCGGTGTGAAGATTAAATTAAATGTTGAATTCTTGTCTGCATCAGTGAAAAATGACAGAAATATATCTTGGATGGCCAAAAATTGGGCCCAGAGATCAGCAACACCTATAATTGATGCACTTATTTCCTCTCGTGATTTCTCGGTGGTCTTTTCAGCGCCTTCGATGATAGTGATAACATTTGTAACGCGCTCTTGAAAATCACTCGATGAAATAAAATCAGAAGCATCAGAAATTTTATCAAACCACTCAGGATAGAAGTTATTCCACTTCTGATTTATTTCTTGTAATATTAAAATTTGTTCATTATCAAATGCCTCAATTGGAACTAAAGCCTCAATACCCGCCGAATCGGTCCAGATGGCCGCGCCATCATTTATAATGCCCTCCGAGAATAAGATTATTTTATCACGCAAACTCTCAGCATTAGTTTTCCAATCGGGAATAGAAACCGACAACAGAGCGTCTCTTACCGATCTTGCTTCCGTGTATCCAGTAGATTTTTCAAGAGCGGCCCGATTCGCCTTTACATAATCTATTTGTTTTTGGATTGTCTTCCTAGAGTCTCCTATTTGCCCCTCGAAACGACCTACAGGCGGCAAGAACTCTACATTTGTATTTATTATCCACTGTTCATATGAATATTGCGACCCCACCATTAATTTATATGCATAAATTTTATATTCGTATTTCTTTCCATATTTTACTTGTGTATCAACATAATCCAGCCCAAGATAAATGCTTTCTGCTGGAATCCAGAAATTTTGGATTGGTGTTGTAGACCCAAATTCAAATTTAGCTATTCTGTAGAACATAACATTTGAAAGATATGGTTTTTTACCGGAGAGGATCTGTGCAAAAGATCGTGTTTCGCTATATAAAAGATCCTGAATCTCTTTTTTGATGGCCGAAAGTCCCACCCCATAAGCTAAGGCGACCGATGTTCCTCTTTTGTGAATTTGGCTGACTCTATATTTAAGCTCCGTTGAGCGTCCTCCAGTCATATCTAGATATCCCGATTTATCTTCTAAAATATATTTATTTGCATCTTCCTCGGAAATGTCTGGCGCTTCGGATAGGGCTAGAAGCAATATATCTACATCTATCAGTTTGATATTTTCATCTTTTAGTGCGTAAACTTCCTTGAATTTCTGTTGAGTTTCGTCTAAATATGATGATGCAAGATAAGAATTGGTAAAGGATCTTTCCAGAGCCGTATAAGATAACTGAGTTATTGGTGCGTCTTCTGAGAGGCCGATATTTATTGCATCGCAGAAAGCCGTGGTAAAATCATTTTCAAATATTGCATCCCGTGCGCGATCAGACTCCGAAGTTCCCGGTGGATTTGAAAACGATATCATATTATAAAATGGAAATACATCTTTATATTGGAATAGGGCTGTACTTTCTTTGTAGGATTTTTGAGTTATGAAAAAATCTTTATAATCAGTGGTTCTAGCCTTGGATGGATCTGAAACACTTTTTATTAGGTAATCTCCTATGGAATATTCAGATTTTAAGGGATCCGCCTCGGAAGGTCTTTTATAATATTTTGTAACGTCAGTTTCTTGACTTACAACTTGAAAAAAGTTATAAAAATTATCAATCTCGGTTTCTTTAACCTCGGCTGAATTTATTGCTCTTTCATATTTTTCTAATCCGTAGTTATAACGATAATCAACGGTTCCCTCTATAAGACTTATGTTATCAACATTAGAAATATACTCTATCGGGGCTGCTATATCAAAACAATAATCGTAAAAGACTGTCTTTTCTGATGGTACTATATTGTTTTCTATAAAATCTCTAAAAAGGATATCTGGGTTTGGATCATCGGCTGTGGTCGCACTATCGTCTGCGTGATCACCCGGTAATTTAGCTCTTATTCCGATCGTCTCGATATAGGTGGTAATAAATAATTTGGAAAAACCATCAGGAGCGACTTCTTGATCAAATGATTTATATTCGTAATCAACTTGACTCGTAGGTAATCCGAACTTGTCACCTATATCCAGACTATATTTTTTTAAAATCCGAAATGTCTCTTCACCGCCAAATTGAGTGCTCCAATAATTTTTTAAATCATTTCGAATAGGTTCCGTTGAGGAATTGAAATTATCAGTTAAAACAAATGCTTTATTATTCGCAATTGCGCCTTCGTCAGCCATTTAATTTCCTCCCCTTCGATTAGTAAATCCGTCAATTATAAACTGTGGTACATCTCTGATACTAAATTCTTCTTCTGGGGTTATATCTCCGGTGGGGTCGGAAATTCCAAGATCGAGACCAGAGATCTCTGCGCCGCCTGCGAGATTTAAGAGAAAATATCTATCGGGATAATTTCTCTCTTCAAATCCAATGCCAACTTTGAAAGCCTGATCATCGTACAGTGATAGTTTGCAGAGAAACTTTCCTGCCTGATTTATGTCATTCGTTTTAAACCTTCTAAATAGTGGCATTTTTAAACTTGGTATTCCATTTACATCGTTTCCAAAGCTATGTAAAATTTCTATTTTAACTAAATTCATATAATTTTCTTTCATCATATAGTAAGTATCTGGATTATCAAAATAATCACCTTCTGTTGCCAACCATTTGTTGGTACACTTGTCGGATTTACCGGCAAATAAAGCGCGGATTTGATTTGGCATATTTTTTACTTTTTTTAGTTCTTGAGAGCCGACAGATAAGGATGTGGCCAATTTGATGTTGAATAAGTTTGCTATAGTAGATTCTATATTATTAAAAAATTCCTTGCTCAAATTCCAATCTTCTTCTTGCTTTAAGATGGCGTTTATAAATAATCTATATCTATCTCTTGTGTCTGTTGGTCCTTCGAATTCACTTTTTATCAACTCCGCAGGTTCTGATTCGTAGGAAGTCACTTCAACTCCATCTAGACTTGTTGCGTTAGTGTAGGTTTCTTCTTTTTTTGGATCCGCTTTAGATTCTAGTTCATAAAAAGATCTTGCTTGAAGTGATATGCCAAGTTGTTGCATAAAATAAGAAACAGACAAGTCGGGGTCCATAAGCGTACTATGTTTATTTTGATAATGTATATTGTTTAATACTTCATTATTAAATATATTAAACTTTGTAAGCTCGACACCACTTATTATTTTGGGAGCCAAATAGGAATAGCGAGTTTGGTCAAAATTAAAATATGAATTTCCCAATTCATTGGATGGGCCCGGCGAGGAGAAGAATGTATCCCCAAATATTTCAATTGATAAGTCGCGAAATGATTCTGGGCGGTTTTTTATTAATTTTCCAAACTCAAAACCACACCTATCGACAAAATCTATCTCGGACATTGAAGAAATTCCAAGGTCATCGTTCGCCGTAATATTAATATAATCATAATTTAAATTTCTTAATTCATCAAAGTTCACAATTGTATTAAACTTTGTTTGAAATTCCAAAAAGAATAAATGTGCATTATCTTTTGCATAACCAGTAGATAATGAAAAATTTATTTGAGAAGTTAGAGCCGATGAACCAATGAAGACAGAGATTTTATTTACAAAATTATCCACATATCTCATTAGTTCTAGGGTGGTTTTCTCATAAACTAAAAGATTTAGGAACTCATATTGTAATTCAGGCGTTACATCAATATTAGAATTTAGTGTACTTAAGATATCCACCAGAGTATTGATGGCGGCGATGTTTTGGCTGATCAGGGCAGCTTCGGCGGCAGCGGCAGCGGTGCCAAAAAAGTCGAAGTCGGTGGAACCACTCTTTGCACTTAAATTTATATATTTTACTAGATAATAATTTTTAAAGGTATTTTGTGCATCGACAAGTTTTTCTAATGAGTTCAATAACCACAATAAAATACCATCTTCCATCTTTAACCCGACAAAATATGCATATTTACCATCGTTGGCTGTATCATAATCATTAAAAGCGATCACCTTGTAATATTTTTCAGGAAATCCCAGACTTATTTCTCCAATTCTTGACATTGGAAGATTTGAAGTGTTAAAGGTCCTCGTGGCATCTTGTATTTTGTTGTCATTCTCGAACGTTTCAATGAGAAGCTCTTTTATCTCGTTTTTAGAGGCTGCTATCGAGTTGTTTTTAAAATCTCTTGTGTTCTTTTGTTTTTGCCTATAGATTCGAATGCTATTTAAACATGAACTTGACATAATTTCATCTTTGATTTTTGGCTTTATTTTAGGATTACTTAATATCTTGCCAAATGTGCTGTTATCTCTCAAAAAATTTAATTTATCAAAAACAAACATCGACTTAATTTCATTTTTCTTGCCATAAGAGGGCATAAGGTCGGAAATATTAGCCTTTTTAATAGGCTTTTCACGAAACAAGTCGAAATTGAACAAATTATTGTAATAATTTTGCCTCAAATCTTCAATGCTTGATTCTTTTGGCGCCAGAGATCCCTTTTCTATGACTGTTTGGGAGATCGCAGTATCATATTCTCTGCTTGAGAATGTTGCTGCCGATGCTTGGTCAAATCCACGCCTCTCTACCTCTCCCTGCTCTCCTAAAATTGATTCCAAATACGGCAAAACAATAATTTGTAAATTTTCACTCTTATTTAATGTTGTTTTAAATAAGAAAGGATATTTTATTACTGTACCCGACCTTAAGTCTTCTTTTTTAATGGTATATAGGCTTGGATTTAGTTCATTGGCACCTATAAATGTTTGATATTCTAATTTTCTTGTCTGAATTATAAAATGGTCTGGTGGTTTTTCGACCGACAAGATAAAATCAGTAGCGCTCGTGGATATTGGGGCTCCATAATTATATATCACTTTAACATACAGCGGGAGGCCCAAAGATAGATCCAAATCTGGTATCAATCTCTTATTTTCCTCTGCTATGAGTCTAGTGTTGATGGAAATATTCACGCCTATGGCATATTCTTCTTCGGTAGAATCAGAAGATGTTATATTAGTAATGGATGTTTTATCAATTTTTAATGCACCGTTAAGAAACCCCATCAGCTACAGTCCTCCACATCAGCAGAAGTTACATTTGTACCATATATATCCGCCACTGCCTTTATTACATTGGGTGCCCTATCAGATGCATAGCCATTATCAGTATAAAGCCCCCTTGATTTAATTTCACTGATAGAATTTGCTATTATTTCTTTATCGATGTTAGAGTCGCAATATATATCGAAGTAATATTCAACATTTGTCGTCTCTAAAATAATTTCTTCGTCATCCTCCGCGTCATCCTCGTCAAGCAAAATATTATTGACAATTTTCTGCTTTTTCTGTTTTTTAGCAAAAGTCAAAGGAATCAACTCTTCTTCTCCGCTGTCGCTAGAATCTATTTTAAAAACCTCAATATCAAAGTTCTCCATTTTAAAATTAGTATTTTCTTCTAAAATATCAGCTAAAATATAATCATTTTTTATGAATAAAAAACTACCATCATCTGCAAGTTGTGATGTGATATAGGAATCGGTTAATTCAGCTACCTGATTCTCATCGATGGGGCTAAAATTATCATCAAAATCCATAGGCAAACCATCTCCAGACGTAAAAAGAGATTTTTGAATATATATCTTATAATTTACCGATGCACTCAATTGAGGAATTATTTTTTTACCAAATTTAGTCTCATAAGTCAAATCATAAGAATTTACGCCCCCCTTCAAGAATTTCATCACAATTGCTGGATATTTATCATTGGATACTTGAGATGTTCCCAAGTCTCGACTTAAAGAATCCCTCTTAGATGGAGCGGTGGGAACTATTTTATCTCCTCCTCCAAAATCAACTTCAATTCCTTCTTGAAATTTTCCTGTAAACTTGTATTGAGTTTGTAATTGGGGAGTTGTGCTCCTTATTCTATTGTCAATTTCATTTTGATTTTCGGTTGTGCCGCCATATTGAGAGTCATAAAGCATATTATCATCAAAAAACGCATAATAAGCTGGTCTAAATTTGCCCTTCGAAAGTAAATATTTACCATATGGAGTTAATTCGATGTCCAAAACTTCTTCTTTTTTATTCATAAAAAGCATTTATTTTAATCCTCCTCCGATGGTGGTATTGTCGGAGTGAAGCCCGAACTAGGACCAATGTCTCTTTTCTGTATATCTATGTTTGCTACCACTCCCGCTTGTACGGCAGCGGCGGAGTTCTTATTCTGCGCGGCGGATGAGGCATTTGCTTGGCCAACATCTGTGCTGAAGTCTGGTGGGAGGCCAGTGGTGGAAACCGGTGCTGTTTTTTCGAGTGCTGGCAACCCACTATCTCCATAAGAAACAGTTGCATCTATTTTGGCAAATTCAACCATTGAGAAATAATCATAAGGCCAGTTGTAACCGAATGCCAATTGATCTTCCGCAGATAGCTCCGATGTCTTCTTAGTGGATTCGGCAAGATTATCATAATAATTAGTTTCCGCTCTCTGTTTTACTTTGAATACCATCCATTTTACTTTATCTTTTAAATCATCCAACAACTCTTTTTTATCCAAACTACTTGCGAGCGACTCAAAAAGTGGGTGAGATATTGTTGCAGTCGATTCCTTAAATTGTGTTCCAAATTTTGGAGCAATGTTTTGCCATATGTAAGATAAATCATTTTTATCGAATGTGTGTTCAAATTCAAAAATATACATGGCGACGGGTTTTGTACTTAAATTTCTAATGAAATCAAATTCAGGTGGAAAAACATACCTGTTCTTAACCTTATCAGCCATTTCGAGAATAGAATTACCTGTCGGATACCACGGAAAAATAGTTCTTGGATCTCGGTTCTCAATGATCGGAACGTGTTTCTCCCAGAATGTAGGAAAAGAATCATCAGTCTTCAACTCAAAAAAGAGTCTATTTCGGATATTTTTGTCTTTTGTTTTGCGAGAAGTTTTGTCCAAATTTATTCTCTCAATAAATGGAATAGCTACAATTGCCTCATAAACTGTCTTTGAATCTGAGAGTTGGCCGAGCTTCTTAGTATTTTTTGTTTGTCTTACCGGAAGTCCTGTATTTTGTTTTGGAATAAATCCGAGGTTCTGCGCTAAGGATTTTACATCTCCTGCATTATAAAAGGCAGTAGTATCGGCGTCGTCGGCACGGATTTCTAGCCAAGCTCTATCAATATCGGCAACCTCGATAAAGATCCCCTTGTCTTTCTCCGGAATCAACCCAAATTGATGCCACATACCAATAGGAGTTGTAGTGATTCCTCCGTATCCTTCCCACGGCTCTTCTGCGCCTGTACCCGTTGTCGGAGTTGTAATAACATCAAAGTTTAATGGTCTCTCTGTGGTGTCTCCGAAATTCATCATTGGTGTTTCAAATTTAGTTTGAATTGTCCACCTAAGTACATTTGTTGATGGATCTGCATCTGATGGGACAAATTCTTTTTGAAATATATTTAAGGAAGAACTTAACTGCATTGCGAAGCCATTGACATTATCTTTATGCATTGGGTATCCAGTTCCCGAGCCCGTGCTGCTCCACGATTCGATAGGGAACACTCCGCCTACGAGATTCCTCTTATCAATTCTCCAATATCTTAGAGTAGCATCATTAAATATTTGATCTATGGTGGGTACTCCATCGGCCGTTGCTTCATATATGATATCCATCCAAGCTTCTCCATTATAATAAGGAGGAGTATGGGAAGGATAATTACCTCGCGTTGCATCAGCAAGAACATAATCATTCGGACCAGTATTTGCTACAGCCGGCGTGGCTTTCCAAACGGACGGTGCGCCCGCGATGGGGGGCCCGAAAGCAGATGGTCTGGAATACATAGTCATCGTCTCAAAGTTATTGGTGTTAAAAAATAAGTCTTGAGGATAGGGGATTTGGGATCCGAATCCAAGACCGCTGGAGAGTCCACGTTGACCCGTTGTTGATCTATACATCTTAATTCTCATCCCGTAAAACGAGCCAGCTTTCAATGGAGTAAAATTATCTTCGGATACCGACGAAATAGAACTTAGGGATTCATTTTTTAAGAAAAATCTAGGAACCTCTCCCAAAAAGTTGTTTATCATTAATTTATAGGGATTTTTTGAACTCTTTGGGGTGTTCTCTATGGAAGTCCAAAATTCACCAGTGTTGGCGGGGGTATTTGCAGATGCCGAAGGATGGGGTTCCATATCATATATCTTAATATTAAAATCATCAAACGATTCTGGCTCCAACAGTGCCTCAAACGGCACTCTATAATCCCACGCACTGCCTCCTCCGGGCCCAGTGCCGACACCAACTAAATAATAATCACTATTATCGGTATCAGTAGCGGGAGCGGGAGGAGAAAAGGCGGCGCCGCTATTTTGTATCCTAATAGCCGTCCAATCATCTGTATAAATTGGATAATCAACTGCCACACCGGATTTGATGGTATTAAACATCACTCCTGGTGCAAACATTGTTGCCAGAATGGGCCTATATTTTAAAATATCCACATCTGCGACTCCGCCATAGTTGTCATCGGGAACAATTGCGGACTCGTCTAAAAATGAAGTTTTAAATTCTTTAGCGATTTCCAAAGTTCTTTCGACAGGATAAAAGCCATCATAAGGAATAAATTTCATCAAGGCTTTACAAGAAAGAGTTAGATTCTTTGGCAAGCCCGTAAACTGATCGTGTTCATCGGAAATAACTTCAAAATATTCCATAAAATCCGAAAAAGAATAAATTCTATAAAAATCGGGTTCGGAGCTATCCTGTGGAATGTTATCGGAAACTTGGACGGAATATGAGCCAGTTACACCGTGAGCTATCTTATAAATTACCTCTTGAATATTGCTTCCCGTAATCCCAAAAATTGAAAATGATGCGGGGTTGCTAGAATTAAAACCTTCTGATATATATTTCTGAATATGGTCACTCATTCTAAATTCTGGGATTAAGGACATATCTTTGTTTTTTAATCTCATATTGAGATTATATAATTCATATTTATCATAAAATGGCGTCGATGGAGAAGAAACAAAAGACCCGTCTTCAACATAGCCAGCCAATGTGTGGGCTTCAAATTTAGCATTCCCCCCAAAGATAGAAAGATGACCCAAGGAATTAAATAATGAAACACTTGGCCAGTTATTTCCCGTTATTTCATTAGCCATCAAATAATTAGAAGATGTTGCAACAGCCCTCAAAGATGCTGGACCCGAGTGATTCAATGAAGAGTGTATGCTTCCCAGCGTATGTTTTCTAGCATAAGTTGGAGAAGGCTTTAAGTCTGCTTGAAGTCCGGTAACGGCCTGATTGAATAACCTAAAAGCAAACGTATAATCATTTTGAAGCTCGCCTGCGGCGCCAATAGACGCGCTTTCAGCTATATATGTCGAAAGACCTGTTCCAAATTGCTCGGCAGCGTCAATGGACCACGCGCTTTGGGAAACCACAAATCCTTGTGAGTTTTCTCCTCCTCCGAATTTAGATTCGCCAAGAGTTGTTCTATTTAATCTGGAATCTCTCCAAAAAGTATTTTGATATCCAACCCTTGCTCTATTTCTGGTGCTGTAACAATTAATGGCTGCTGGGTATACTTGTTCTCCATAGGCAAAATAATCAATTCCCTGTATAGGGTTATTTATATTAAGCAGGGCGCCATTTGTATATAAAGATAGAATGCGTTCATAGGAGGTCGTAACATTATCATTTGTTATGTTTAGATCTGTCGAAATCGCGCGATTAGCAAAAAATGTTTTTTCACTTCCGTAGGAACTATTGATTCTTATGGTTGTTAAAGAGGGGGTATAGGGCCCTGAGGTTAAGTTTGGAGTTGCCGTTGTCAATATATGTCTTAATGGCTTGTATTTGGAAATGATGGGAGGATCTTCTCTCAATTTAAAGCTATCATCTTCCAAATTATACGCAGTTATGTTCGAGCTATTCCACTTTTTAACCAATGGATTTTCATAGCCTCGGGTTTGTTTCCAAGAGGGGTGTTGATATGGGCCGTTTCTTTTGAGGAGAGTGGCGTTCAGAATAGAGGCCATACTAACGGGAAATAAGGGGAAAAATGGAGATAAAAATGCCGGGATTAATTTATCATTCCCATATGAAACAACGGACGCATCAGATGGCGTGTAGCCAGTGAAAGAACTCAAATATTCCAAAGGCTCATAGATATTATAGTTCAATTGAGCATAGACAGTTGGTATATAATAAGAGGCAGTAAAAATGGGAGCCACGATTTCATAAGGTAAAATTCTCTTATCAAACCCAAAGAATGGATCGATCGTTGGCAAAGTAGTTGTATTTAAAGTGGAAACATAATCACTCGCAGAAGAGAATGTCACCAAATCCCCCTCTCCGCTATAAGGAAGATACCCAAATGTATCATAGGAAATAGCCGAAGCTGTTATCCAAGCATACTGTAAATCTGTTCTCGGAATTGGGTGCTGGACATAAAAGTTGTCATAGACCGATGTTGTAATCGTTGTTGAGCCTGATTCCTTCATTTGTTTGATCGGGTTGCGATTAACCTGGTATATACTGCCGGTTCCACTATAATTCAGCGAATTAACTGAAGAAGAGCCAACACCGAGGTTAAATGTATCGGCATAATACCCAAATTGGTTTACATGCGATGCCAGCAAGAGTCTATAAGGATCTCTTACAGCGAAATTTCTATAATTTATATCATTATACGCCGAAAATTCAGCAGCCTCTATATCCAAGCCGGGCCCGCCGTCTGAATCGCCGGCTGTAGATGCATCTCCCGGACAAGAAAACCGATTCACAAAGACCCACGCCGATCTTCCTCTTTGTAGTTTTGCGTAATCATCTAATCCAGCGATGAAAGGAGATGGAACTTCAAGGGCCTCAAAGCCGCCGGCTTTTACAAAAGCAGAATTGTTCTCGGTTCTTCCGCAAGTTTGAACAATTTGATAATCTTGACTATAATTTCCAAGTTCCCCTGTGGTTGTGTTATCTTTAATATTTTTGATATTAAGCGGCCTTTTTGCTACCAAATCTCGATAAAACACGGCTCGGGGCAAGTTCACAGGCTGATGTACAAATTTCATCGCCGTTGGGCCGGTCTGGAATTCTAATGCCCATGCTTCTGGTCGGTCTATGACAGTATCGGTACCCTGATTAAGAGGAACGTGCCTGTGTTGGTTTCCGCCAACCCATTTCTCAGTAAATGGGCCCTGTAGCGGCACCTCATAATCTTCATAAGAATCAATATGCAGGTTATCTACTCCAAATCCTGGTTTGAAGTCTGTATTTATCTTGCTATTGTACCCTGTCGTGACAGATGAACTAATTGGGACGAATGGAACTAGGAAATCACCTTCACCAGTCGCATAGCCAGATTCATCAGCCGTATTTGTAGCCTCAAAAGAAAACTTCTTCTTTAAAAGAGGATCTAAAACATCATTACAATCTTTAAGCCCTTTTACCTGAGATTCTCGGATGATGACTCCGGAAGAATTTCCAAATTGGATAGCACTTTTTACGTTAGTTCTGATATTGTTGTTATTTGAAGTGAGGCCACCATGTATATCATTAGATCTTACAATATTTAATCTAAGGGGTGTAGAAAGTTTTCTATTCAAAGCTGAAAGCGTGACTGATAAGATTTGTTCTTTATCGGCGTCAACTCCTGCATCACCAGTAGCTAATGGTGCTTTATCTCTCTCTGCTTTTTCTTTCCACCAAAAACATGACTCATTTTGAGCATCAGAAACTGGATGGTGACCAGATTCCCAGTCATATAACATCTCATTAATTCCGCGAGCGGCGGATTCAGGGTCATCTTGTTTTAGATCGACAGTTGGATATTTATTCCAATACTTATTTCGCTCCAAAATATGACTTTCGACAACGGTTCTTATCCCATCCTGCTTAACAACACTGGCAGGGAATAGCTCCATTATCATTTTGCCTAAAGAACTATCAATCCATTTGTAATACTCAATATATCTCTCTATATCGGGCTCATTTTGAACTTTTTCAAAAAATAAATGTCTTAATTTTTGGAGATCTTTGTATTCTTGACGATATCTGTTAACCGGGTTGCCGATTAAATTATTAAAATCTAAAATTGTTGCGAAATAATTGATAATTTGTTGAGTTATCGCGCGATACATACTCTTTTCTACCATAAAATAGAAATTAGATGGTCTGGTCTGCTTTGTAAAAAGTTGATCATCCTCAATATTAAAAACTTTGACCGTATCGTAAGAATTAACAATTTCCGGAGTTGTTTGCTGGGCAACTGGAACAAATTCCATGTTTATAATACTCGTATCATTGGGATAAAAGAGATCTCCTCGCCCAGTATGTTGAGATCCTAAAACATTTCCCAACCAATCATATCTTTGGCGCGTAATCGCAGATCCAGAGGAAAAATCAACTATATTAAAGCCAGCATCTGGCACAGTTGGCACCCCACCTCCGACATCGGTAGTTGTTATTTGATCAAAGCTCCAATAAAGAGCGAGTGTCTCCATTTGTGGTATTTCTACATTTCCAATTGATGTAACAAAATTATATGTATTTTGATAAGGAGAATATACTCCAAAATTATCATTGTCGCGGGCGTGCGACTTAATAACAGAATTATTAAGGTAACTCATCCAATATCTCGTGGATGAAAACTTAAGATCTGAACTCTGAATAAGAGAGCCTGTGAAATTTTGCCTATGTGCCCCCATATACACCCTCTTGGGCGTCGTCAATAGCTTATCTCCGTCGACTGCGATTGAAGAAGTTAATATTCTTTCTTCTTGGACAACATCAACTATGGTATTAAGCGCGTATAACTCTACAAGATAGTTTGTTATTGTAGAACCAGACACAAGATCCGCGTCTATTTTCTCTGGAGACACCCTTAGGGCAAGATTCCACTTCTTATTATCATAAAGATCCTTTATAATTGGACTTCTTTCTTCAATTCCGAAAAAAGAACTCGTAATCATAAGGTGGCCGTCCTTAATATTGCTATTTGTGTCGGGCCTTATGGCATATACTTGCAAATCATAATCGGTTGCTGGCCAAGTAAAGTCAGTTGGGGCTGTAGAATCTGCTGAATGGAATCCAAAGATTGAAGATGTGATAAACGGAGTGGGATAATATACATTATTGCTAATAATCTTCTTTTTGGGAAATATAACTTCTGTTTCATAGGTAAAAGAAGTATAAGTTTCTAAAGTTCCTCCAGATGCTGATATAAAAGATACCGAATCTGGGTTTCCAGAAGCAGTCTGTTGATAAATCGTGCCTGCGAAGTTGTCGGGCTTATAAAAGTCTATGAATTTTTTCTTTGTCGACGAAAAATCATAATTTTCATTTAGATTATAAACAAGATTGTTAGCATATGCGTTAATTTTTATTAAATTTTCATCTACGCCGTAACAACGGATTAGTTGCTTAAAAGATTTTGAAGTACCCTTCGATTTATAAATATCAACTATATTATTATAGATATTTTTATAAATCATATTCTTTGTATCAAACAAGCTGTCCGCGAACTCTTTTTCCTCATCTCTATTAAAAATTTGATTTATAACAGATGAATCTACAAATATTTCTGGCGCAACAAGGCCGAGGCCCTCCAGCAACTCTCCAGCAAAGGGGATTGGCTTATCACTGGAGCTTACATAAGAAATGTTCTTAATTTTATTTATTTGCTCTATCTGTAAATGGAGAGTGTCAAAATAGCTAGACATAATTTGAGTTAGGAGTTTTAATTCTCCATCGCTGTCGTTGTCACCATCTATAATCCAATTTGGGAAACCATTATATAGAGATGTTGTATTATTATAATCATGATATGAGCCAGATGCCAACATTTCTGTCAAAACGGTTTGAACTGCTGGATTTTCGGGATAAATAATCGGATCTTTGAATTCGGATGCTGCCGCGTTTGCCTCTACCATCGCTGAATCTGTTGTTCTGGAATTTGTGGTATAACCTGTCCACGATCCATTTGAAACGCGGCCGGAATAGTCGAGGACGCTAGAATCGATTGAATTAATTCCGGAGACTCCTTCATTAAATTTGTAATAAACACCAAGAGTTGTATTTGCTATATCTGTATTGGTTCCTCCGTAAACTTGTGTGAACCAATATCGACCAATGTCTTCCGAAGTTCTCTGGGTTTTCCAATAGCGGAATTCATCAAGAGATCCTGTTAGTTTACCATCGGCCAGAGCAGTTCCTGATTCGCCGGGGTAGTGAGCTACCAGTGCCCCGATATTAGCTTGAAGAGAGCCAGTTATTTCTACAGGCTGGGATGCGGCAGCGGCTGTATCTACCAAATTGCCGTTTAAATATAATTTCCACTCCGCCACTGATCCAGAATTGGCATAAGAAACAGCAATATGATTCCAGGAACCAGTTGAGATTAGGGTAGTAACATCGGGAGTATAAGAATTAGAAAGAGTCTGTGCCCGATAAAGGCAATTAAATCTTACTACGGGGCCTGACCCGCTTGTAATGGAGACATTGAACCGACCATCGTTTGTTCCACTTAAATCAAAAATGGATTCGCCGATTGGATCCGTGGCGCCGAAAGCGGGGGCCCACGTTGGCTTCTTAAGCCAAAATTCAACTGTTACGCCATTATCTGGATCACATTTAAGATTGCTCTCTCGCGTACCTTTTCCTGTATACCCAACATCGTCGTATATATCTTCATCGTATATATTTGAATCGTCGAAGGTTTCTTGTAGTGGCTTCCCAATCATTCCTTGGGATGCAGTATGGGGACCGCCGACCATATGTATGTATTCATTATCATTAGTGAGAGCCCAGGCGACCGTGGTACCGGTCGTGCCAATATACCCGCCCATTAAACCATGGTTTATATATCCATTTCTTCTGGGATATTTATTATCCAGCAACCACAGGTCGATATATGTTGACTCATTTAGGAATTCTTGTTTTTCTTTTGAGGATCCGTCATAAGGATATTCTTCATAAATTCTTGTTATGGCGTCTTGATAATATTGTTCAGCAGATCCATATCTGGCGAAGTTTTCTGGATTTGAAAAGTCTACTTGGGGAATAAATCGATTTTTATTTTTCCAAGTCTCTGTAATATTTTCCAGAGACTCTCCATCCTTTCGTATATTTTCGGGTGTTTCTGAAAATACTTGGGATGGGGCGTCTCCATCAAAAAGGTTTCTTATACTCATACTTCTTCTACCCTGAATTTCCACTCATGAGATTGCTCGACATAGCTGTTAACTGTTTCATTATAATAAGCTATTTTAATCCCATAAGAATACCCAGGCTCTAGAAGATCTATTTCCAAATCAAAATAATTTCCGCTTACATCAAAAGACATTTGTGTCCCTCTGTCGCTTCCCGTATTATATGGAATCACAACTAAATCATCAATTATCCTATGAACCTGATAAGATGCACTTTCATTAACAAGTGTATCTGTTACCGTGGTGGCTACTGTATAAATAGTCGGGCTCCAATCTTTTTCTCTCTCATAAAATCTGAATCTTGCCGTTTCAGAAGTTGTATAAACCGACCTGAGATTTGTAAGTGCTGTCACTAAATTTCCATATGGATTATGTGTGCTTGCTGCATATTGCTTTACATCAAAAGTTCCGGTATGATAAACGCTTGTCAACCCGGAACTATACCATCTATCATATACCGTACTGGCAGTTGTATCTAGAACGAAAGAGGCCGAATAGATACCCAGAGAATCATATCCGCCCGTTATAACTGTAGGAGTTAAATCTACGCCGGCTGATGCGGATGTATACACTTTAACATAAATTTCTCCCGTTCCAACTGCCGGAATATTTCTTAATCTTCCCCCGATCACATTATAAAGATAAAGCGTTCTCGTATTGTCGACTGCGGGAACTAGAGAGCTACTTGCATAGAAGTTTCCCCTATCATCTTTTATTGAGGAATCCCATCGGGCCTGAATTGTCGGTTTTGAGAAAAAGAACTCTGTTCCTCTTCCGAAAAACTTCTTTGTATAATAAGTCTCTGTAGCTCCCACTAAATTTATTAACTGACTTCCAGTATCGGCAGAGCTTGAGAAATAAGCTTCTTGGCTCGATGTTAGATGAACTCCGATGCCGTAATTTGTAATTGTCCCAGCAATCCAGTCCTCAACAAGTGGAGTTATATCAATTTCTAAATCTTCATTTCCTATTGGAAAAATTTGAGAATACGAAGAAGTTAAATAATCTCCACCTTCCCTTGTCCAAGGATCGCCTTGTCCTGCATTAATCCAGTTGGATCCGACATTTCCTTTTGTTACATCTTTATATTCTTCCATATCAAGGCCGGTGCCTTCCTGCCATGATTGTGATATAGGGAGCACAACCAAATTGAGTTCCCGAGGCAATGTTTGGTTACTTCGTGCATTATACATATTTAAATAAAAACTCACGCTTCCCGATGCCGGAATAATGTTGCTTGCTCTATCTGTCGTAATTTGACTAACTGGGAACTCAATCAAAATTCTTTCAAGTTCGGTTGATCCAGATGATTGTTGTGCATAAATAGAAAATGTTTCAAGGACATCCGAAAGTCCCATATTCGCACCAGTGCCACGAGTTTGCAAATTGGCCCTAAATGCATTGGTTATGGTGTTGTTTTTATCAGCGTAATATTTTTTTATAGCCATTACCTAACGACTCCTCGGATATCTACGGTGGGAAATTTGATTTCGAAACAAACATTAGATGGACACGACAAATATCTACCATCTGCTGACATATTTTCTTCTATGGAAAAAGACAAATCAGAGTATCTCGTGCCATTTTTATTTACCAGAAAAACATTTTGTGTATCAACGACGCCTCGAACACGATTAAGTTCATAATAAATATCTGTTAAATAAAACGGTTCTCCCATTTGTAGCGCTCTATTGTATCTTTCTGCTAAAATATTTATACACTTAGCATATACGTCGGATGCATTATAATCTGGATCTCCAATGATCTCAAAATTAATTTCAATATTAACAATTTTTCCGTTTATAATATCAACTGTATCATTGATCATTTTATAATCAGATATCCAAAACCTAAGATTTTCTTTTTGTGTATCATTGGATGAGATAAGTTTTCCATTTTGATCAGAAGATAGGACGTATAAATTTAAATTTCTTTTAAAAGAATCCTGATCTAAAATAACATTGCAGCGCGCGATGGCGCCATACTGTGCAGGCATCGAGTATACCATTGATTCATAATCATTACTTGTAACTGCTCTTTTTTGTGTTGCAAAATGTGATAAAGCTCTTTGTTTTATTTCTTCACCAGATGGTGAAACAGAGCTTCCTACGATAGGGTTCTCGTTAGTACACTCCAAAGATCTTCTTACTGATAGAATTTTTGAAGAATTTAGAGTTGTTATGTCATCAAAGGCAGATATTATATTTGTTATGTTTCTAACTGTTCCTGTTTTTGCATTTGAATTAGCATTTGAGTTTTTTCTATAAGTTATTGTCAGCGTTGTATTTGAGGGAGAAACTCCTAATTTATCACTGGTCAACAATTTAGATGGATCCAAATTTACATCTGAAACATAGTCGCGACCATATAATTGTATAGCAACCGAAGAAGGGTCTGCAATCGGATTTATTTTTATTTCATCCTCGGAGCCATAACCAAATTGCAAGAAATAATTATCACCATCATAATCAAAAGTGAATCTTCTGGGAACTATTACTGGTCTTAAATATTCTTTTACTGTATCTGTATTTTGACCCAAATTTGAAAAAGATTTATATATTGTATTTTGTGTTAAATTGTCTACTTGAAAATATTCATTTCCGTCTGAATCTTCTACTGACATAATTTCGACAACATCCGTATCATCTAAGTCAATTTTTCTAAATCTAATATAATCTCCAACTGTATATAAGCCTTGCTTGATCTCTCCAGATATTACCGCCCCTTTTGCTTTTACTGCGTAAGAGGTTGGAAGACCTGTTGTACCGTCTACTCGACCTACAACAATTTCATTAGCGGGATTATCAAATCTAATATCTTCTACAGTTGTGAAGCTATTACCATTTGTTGTAGAAAACGTGGATCCTTGTTTTATTATAAGATAATAATTAGAATCAGGGCCAACGCCTAGTTCATTGGTTGGGATTAGTGCATACAGGGATATTTCTCCTAGCGATGAGGCCACGTTCTGATATTTATATCCAAGCTGCCTAGATAGCTTAATTATGTTAGATGTTTCAAACGCCGTATCCAAGAAAGATTCATTGACCTGATAATCAATAAAGTAAGACATTATATCGCCAACATATGAAACTGTATCTATCATCAAGGAACCAAACGAAGCGTCATTAAAATCTTGATAAACTTGGGGATAATATCTTTGCGCATAATCAACTAAAGATCTTTTAATAGAATTAAAATCCCTAGCAGTATAATCTATTGAAACTTTTTTCTTGGCCATTTAATGTTTTTCCTTAAATAAAATCTGTATCGTTTGAGTCAACATCTAAATAAAGTACCTCTTTCGATGCGAATGATGGAATAAAATATGATATTTTTAGGCGCTTGGTGTTGTTATTAAGCTCGTCAGACTCAATTTGTATATTTGTTATGTTCACATATGGAATATATTTAGCTACTTGAGATAAGATATTTTGCTCAATAATCCCCGTATCAAAAAATCCCTCCTGATTAAAGAGATATCTGCTTATACCAACTCCAAAAGTCGGATCCATTACCCTTTCTCCAGGATTGGTTAATATTATCATTTTTAAATTCTGCTTTCCCACGTCCTTAATAGTTTTTAACGACAAATACGGCCCATCTGTATCATCGTATTTTAATGGTAGCTTTGGAGAAAATCCATAAGACGACATATTAGTTTTCCTTTATCAATTGCATTGCAAAATTTTGTGAGTCTTCGAACAATTTTTTACTCCAATTCGGAGGCGGTGCGATATTTCCCAACGATTCATAGTTATAAATAGTTACCAAAGTCAATAAATTTTCTATATTCATACCAGCATAATAAAAATCAACAAATTTTTCTGAATTTATTAAATTGTTTATCATTTCATTGTTATTATATGAACCTATTATTGATTTATTAGTTGTCTGATCGGGGATCTCCTCTTCAAAAGATATAATTGGCAATAAAAAAGAGGACCCCATTGTGCCACCCTTTAATAAAAAGGCTTTATTTTTATATCTTTCTGAATTTAAATCAGGATGATCTGTGGGATCAAAATCAGACTCTTCCACCCCCGATATATCAAGTGGGTACACCGAAGATATTCTAATTCCATATTTCCAACCATCTGGCCACGAGTCTGATATTTTATTGTGAACGGTTGTTGTCGAACTAATATAAGATTCCAAATCCGTAAGTCGTTGAATCCCACTTGGAATGCTCTCGGCGACTGAAGCACCTACATTAATATATTTCTCCACTCTTAGATAAGGGATATCTGTAGTACGAGCAAAAGAATCAACATTTCCCCACACATCCTTGACCTCTCCATTGTTGAGAGTGGCGTCGAGCGATAGTGTTTTGACATCATATAGACCTCCAATCTGAATCAAGACTTTGATTATCGCATAACTGGTACTATTAAAATATTCCGATATTCTTTCGGTTACAAACAATGAAACTATATAATCGATGTCATCTTTATTGTCGTTCAAAACATCGCTCCTATTAGATGATTCTCCCCTTATCCAACTTCTTATGACTTCATTAAAATTTTCCGTTATCTCTTCCAGATTATCATCTGCACTTTCAACAATTCCAGTCTCAATCAATTTTAGATAAATTTGACAAATTGTTTCATAAAAATTTAGTTTTTCAGTGCCAAATGTTTGTGATAAATTATTTTTCACTAATTCGGATAACATTTTTTTGGTTTCGAATGTCTCAGGATTAAAACCAGCAAAAATTGAAGTACCCCTTAAAATAATCTCAGAAATTATTATATTGGTCAATAAAATCAAACCGGCATAGTTGGTGGTCAATTCTTCGGACGAGGTTGCCACATTAAATGGCACATATAAAGAGCCTTCTAAATTTAAATTTGCTTTTTTATATAAATCTCCCACTTGTTTCTCTATATCAGAGCTTCCCACTAAAACACTAGAATTATCCTCAAGTCTATCATATAATTTTGTCCAATAAGACTTATCGTATGCTGTTTTACCCGAAGTGGGCAATATTTTATCTTTTATTAAATTCTGGTATCTAAATACATGAGCTTGTAAGGGAGAAGGCTGCTCTCCGAACGGAGTTGAAACTAAAAATCCAGTTTTTATTTTATTTCTCAGGCTTGCGACTGGAGAAAGAGAATCTTCTAACAATTCAGAAATTTTATGGGCCCCAGATTCCAAATTAGTTGTCGGAGGTACTTTATAGCTTAAAATATTCTCCTTGTTAAAAGAGACACTCATATTTCCATTTGATTTCTGTGAAGATGCTACCTTGGGCTGAGGTAATGACATTTGAAAATTATCACCGTTAATTTCTGAGTTATATCCCACATCTTTTAAGCGGTCTGCGCGATTTTTGAAAGCTTCCAATACAGTCGATGACAGCGCCGATGACAAAAATGTGGTTGGATCGAAAGGCAGGAGGGCCAAAAACTTTTGATCATTATAACCCACAAAGGGAACACCATTGTTTCCCAGTATAACATCAAAAAATCCCTTGTTTTTATATAAATCATTATGATAACTTTTATAAAATATCTCCAACTGCTTACTTATTCCTTCGACGAAATATTCCGCTTGTTTTTCTTTGATTTTTCCGTATACTGGTCCGTCTGGAGCCAATATACTTTCCATAGCTTGACCAAAAATGGGTGCCTGAGCATTCCCTATAGTGTTTGCTGAAAAACATAGTTTATCTTTCTGGATATTCTTTAAGACATCCTCCATTCTGGAAATTTGTTCTTCTGTTATGCCAGGTTTATTTTGAAGATATGCCCTGTCCAGCATATCTGTTTCTATTATACAAAATTCTACGGGAAGAGACGCATTATATAGATTATTAAAATAGTCTGCTTCCATCTTTGAAACATCCAGAAGTTTTCCAATTTCCAAGAATATTTGCTCTATATCAGAATAATTTTTTAAATAAACTTCGAGGGGGGTATCAGCAACCAACTGTCTTACTTTTTCGTAGGTTGTTCCTCCGGCTTCACCTTTAAATAATTTTATCTTTTCATATTCACCCAAAGACACTGAAATTATTTTTAAAAAAGAATCAACTTCTTCAAGACTCAATTCCTGTGTTATATTTGCGGGTTCTCTAGCATCATATATTATTTGCCTGACACACTCATTAACTTCGGAACTCTCTTCTTTCTTATTATTTGCAACTTTATAAAAGGCATCGTGCATAAAATTTTCATTTTGAAATAAATCTGGAATATATCCGCCTCTCTTAAAATAATCGGTATCTCCCGAAACGCCTGCCGATATAATTTGAAATAATTGAGACATAGTAGATGTTATCAATCGGACAATGAGTCCAATAATTATATTTTTTATTTCTTCCACTACGATTGTTGCAAGAGAGGAAAATACTGAAGAGCCACCACCTTTAATCTCTGGTAATTTTGGCATATTTATTCTTTTGCACGGATTTAAAGCTATTTTAGTTTTAATAATTCCTGAATGGCCGGCGGTGCACTTGCTTAAAACCCCAGTAGTTAAATCTGTAAAAAAACCAATCCACCCCATCTCATCTGGGAATATATCTAACAGTGTGCTCAATAAGTCGTTAGGATTAATATATAAATTTACCGATTCTTTATATGCTCGGAACCTAACATCAATATCAGCAGTTTCCTCATCTGATGTTGAAACTTTTAATGTGTATTTTTCATACAGCGCGCCGTCTGTTTTTAAATTTTTATTATAATCAGGAGGATTATAACCTTTTGCTTTCCACGGAAGGATAGTGTCGCCCACTAGTTGTCTGTATTTTTCCACTATTTCTGTAGATTTACCAAATTTCCCTATATTTTTAGATAAGGCATATAGCTTATCATTATCTAAATTTTCTAAAGCACATTTAGAAATTTCCTCAGAATATTCATCTGCGTTTAGGTAGGACATGGCAGTATTTGCCACCAACGATATTAAATCTCCCAAACCACAAACACCAAGTCGGTTTAAAACATCTTTTCCTAGTGATTGGAGAGCTTCTGTGCCTTGTTTTTTGGATACCTTTTGTAAAATATCAGGAAGACTATTTAAAAAGGCATCTCCAATTTGATTTTTAACATCCTCGGCAAATGTTAGCTTTTCTTCTTCGGATTCTTCTAATTCTTTATCTTTTTTTGCTTTTAATTCTGGAGTCAAGCATGGTTTATCGTAAATGGAATCCAAAACTGCATTTTGAAACAATTTTACTGATCTTTTAGAGATTTCTTTAAAAGCCGCTGTCCCTTTATCTATATCTTTATTCGAAATTCCATAAGAAGTGCTATTTTTGTCTGTTCTTTTTATTATATTGCTATTTGAGGCACTATTTTTAGACGGAGTATCGAGAAACCTTGTTTCAATGATATTTTGATATGTTATAGATGCAGATTTGCACAACGCATATAGCTCGTCCAAAGAATAAATGAAATAATTTGTTTGTGGTCTATTTTGAGGATTTATATTTATGAAATCATTAAAAGAAACTGCTAAGGTCGTCCTTGTTAAGAAGCCAAGTAAAGAAATATATACTATTTCGTATGAATTGTTGAAATGAATTTCTACGTTTTCATAAATTGAAGAATCTATATCGTTTGAGGTTATTAAATTATTTAAATTTGAAGAAAAAGAATAAAGATTGTCAGCTTCCAAGATAAAATCCAGACCTTTATAACCAGAATTTTTCATTTTAGAAATATCTTCAATATAATCTGCCTGAAACTGTTGAAATTTCTCTGCGACCAGATCAATCTTGTCATAAAATGAATCTAAACTATAAGAAGACTTTAAAGAATCTTCTAAATCAGGTGGAGGAGCATCAGATAATCTATCTATTTGATCTTTTGGGATTCCCAATAAGATTTTTTGTTTTATATTGGGAAATGGACTAATAAAATCCTGAATTACTTCAATCTTTTTAATTAAATCTGCCCTATATTTTCCATATGTAATGGCTGATGCTTCTGTACCGTCTGCGGTCTCTTTTGCTAGGGCGGCCAATATATTATCTAAAAATAAAGAATAATAACTTGAAAATACACCATTTTTTGCGTCTTCTGCGACAACTTCTTGGTTTAATAAGATTGTAGAAACATATTGATCAGTTGAGCTATCGTAATATGTTTTATTGGCAGGTATTATTGTCCAATCTTTGGGTATCTCTGATAACGCAGAAGTTGTCATTAATTTGTCCTATTAAAATCACTATTGATATAGGAATTACCAAGTGAATAGGTATAGTTAAACTCATCGAAAAATAAATTTGTTTTGACGCCAAGTCCTCCGACCAAGCCAACATTTATATTTGTAGCAACAAATTTTGCAGCGAGTGGTGCTAAAGCTTCCGAGGGTGCTGCGAGCAACCCAATTGGTGTCGATGCAACTGTGTGGGTATGGAGGCCCAAAGCTAAACCAAGCGTTGCATTTTCTCCAGCTACATCCATTACCATATCTGCAAGCTTATCTATTCTTTTATATATTGCATATATACAATCTATAAGATTATCACCCTTTACTAGTGGTTGTAAATCACTGTCATCATTGTTGGCTATAAGTTCAACTCCTGTTCCGGAACTTATTTTGCCGCCCTTTGAATTATGATCTCCATTCGGGGAAGTCACAATTTTAACGCCGAGTCTTCCTTTGATGGCAATATTGTCAGCTATAATAGCTGCACCTGAACGATTTTCAAATTTTGGATTGTCTCCTTCGGCCAACTTGCAAGCTTTATCTAAATCAGTAGTCTGAGATATATATAATCTAGCAGCATCGTGATCAAAGTCATCATTGACGAATAAATTAGAGTTTTTTGCAGCTTCGGCTATGGCTGATACTCTTCCACAAACGAGGTCTATGGACGCGGCGGGCGCTCCAGTGGCGCTGTAACCGGTTCCTGGACCTCTGGGTGCGTCCTGAGCCATCGTGATATAACTTCCGTTGTGTTCGTTGGTTTTTGCAGCGTCGATGGCATTATAAGTCGGTAAGGATACAATTCTGTTTTTTCCATTGATACCTCGACCTGAAACATCCTTCTTGGGGCTAAGTGAATTATTTAAAGAAAGAAAATTTTGTTGTGTTTGATTGAACTGATTATCGGCTAAATTAGTATAGTATGGAGAATTTAGCCATGGTGGTAGTAAATTTTGACTCATTTATTTTTTCTTCTTTTGTGTTAGCGGCCCGAATAATTCTATATGCTTTCCGACAACGGCTGTCTTATAATTATCGAGATATTTTTGATTTTCGGTCACGATTGCTGTGATTTCGGCATCTGAAAATCTTTTTACTTTAGGATATTTGAAAGAAAGGGGATCAACATTGACTTTTTGACCTCCCTTTACAACCTGTACTCCAAAATGAAGATGGACACCGGTAGACCCACCACTTCCAGGCCATGAACAGTATAATCGGCCGGCCGGTGGCTTGCGGTCTGGATTCGGAGTTGTATAACCCCAGTTCCCGCCGCCAACATATGCAATAACGTGTCCTGCTGGTACAGTGTCGCCCGGTTTATCTTTGGATGGACCTCTAAGTAATCTAGGCTTCCCATCTTTCCCTTTTTCTGTAGGGTGTACTCCCACCCTTACTATATGACAATATCCAGTATATACTTTATAATCTTTATCTCCAGTGGGGTGACTCATACCCATTGAGGCGCCGGCGGTTGTGGGGGCCCCAATTGGTTTTATTTCTGCAAACCCCTTAGAAGCATGATTTTTGTTCGGGATCGCCTTATATCTTCTTTCCATCGCTCTTTTGGGGCTTGTTATGTATCGAATAGTGCCAGCGGCGGGAGCTACGATTGGCATTAACGCGGAGACCCAGCAATCTATCCCCGTATGGGGTCTAGTTGTTCCTGACCCCATAGGATCTTTTCTTCCTGGCTTAAGCGCAAACTTACTTCCGCAATGGATTTTTGAATTTTTTGTTGTGCCAGTTGCTAAAGGATTGAATTCCATCTGCCAATTTAATTCTTCGGTTATATGTTTGACCGCTGGATCTGGCGGGAAAGCACTTATGGGAAATGAACTCAATTCTGAGGATTCATAAAACCCACCTGCCGGAACAACAAGAGCGCCATTCACAAAGACTGGCATTGCTCCTCCCCAATTTCCCGCAGGAGGGGTTGTTACGAAGTCTGCTGTTAGGCCGGTCTGGCCGACCACTTTATCAATTTTACACATATTTTTATCATCATTTGTATATGTTTGATATACCTCTGATCCCAACTTGATTATAGGACTTCCGCTTTCGCCCTTCTTTATGATAGCTTGCGGGTGTAAATAGGTCATTATTCGCCTCGTAAGATCTACACTTCCGCTATCATAGTAATAAGGGGGATGGCCGGCGCGTTCGGGGCCCTCGGCGCACCTAGTACTTATTGTCTTGTGATTCTGGCGTACCGTTGACAAATTTGTATTCTCGGTGTCGCCTATATTTAGTTGAAATGCTTCAAGGTAGGAGGGGAGGCGGTCGTGGACGCATACAGAAAGCCTTACATCTGATTTTGTTTTTGTACTGCTTTCCCCGATCACCCTATCTATTATAGATGGAACTACGGTGCTGGCATTTGTTTGAATTGCAAAGGCGGCAGGAACAGCATCAATTGATCTTTTAAAAGAGTTAAATTCTCCCAATTGTTCTCTTAGATATAGTTCTTCTGCCAATTGCTCTTTGGTTTTAGGCATTTTTTAATCCCCCCTCTTCCTGCAATAAATCAAAGATACCTTTCTTATCGTCTTCGGTTAGGCCAATTTTTTTCGATTCATCCTTTTGTAGAAGAGCAGAAATTTTGACCAATTGTTCGTTTGATCTTTGAAGGGTCTCGACATATTTAGCGGCAGTTAGTCCGACCTCTTTGTGTCTTTCTTCGCTTTTACTAAGATAAACCATAACATCATCAAGAAGACGACGAGTTATGTCCCTATCATCTCTGATATTTTTGATTACTTCTTCAATATATTTCTCTGTTTTTTTCATATCTCATTGATCTCCCCGATCCCATTTTGTCTTGAACGTTTTATATTTTTTTCTCATCCTATTTAGAGAATTTACAATCTGTTTTGTGTTCAAGCCAGTAATCTCTCTCATGTACAAATAAATAGCTTTCTTATTAAAAATTTCTATATCATCTGGTGAACTTAGTAAGATTTTTACAGCTTCAAGGACTTTTTTCTCATTTTCCTTTAATTTATCAGTATCCCACGTTTCTATTTCGGTCCAAAGATGCTTCCAAAACTCGTCTTTTTCTCTGGTCTCATCATAATCGTTGGTGGTGGAAACGTGCTTTAATTCAAGCTCTCTCGAAAGCTCAGAAAGCTCAATTTCTCTTTGATTTTTCTTCTTATTTTTTTTAACTTGCTGTATGAACCAATTTTTTGTTATGACTGAAAAATATGAAAATGCCTTCGATCCCTTAGAGGGATCAAATTTATTTAAAACAGTAATCAACCAAATTTTACACTCGTCTCTTAATACCTCAATATTTGGTAAAATTGTAAATCTATATGTAAAAACAATCTTGTCAACCAATTGACTAAATACTGGCTGTAATAATTTGACATATAATTCGTCTCTTCTTTTGAATGTGGTCTCTGGAAGATTATATTCATTAATTGCGTCTTCGTGGATTTGAGTGAAATAATTTTTTGAATTTTTACTTCTTCGTATTCTTCGGCGCTTCTTCTTAGGCGCGGGTTTCTGTAATGTCGTCATTAATAAATTCCTCTTCTGTTATATCGTCTTCCGTATATAAATTAGGCTCGTCAAACGCTTCGGTCAGGTCTTGCGCATGTCGCAACAAGTGTCTCAATGTTTCATCCCCGTAAAACATTTCCAATTCATATACGGATTTAAGATGATTTGTAAAATTGTGAACAACAGTCATAGTTTCTGTTAATTCATCATCATAATATTTTATTTGTTGTATAGATTTCCATCCATACCATAGTAAAAATCCATTTAGTAATGCCGATAAAAGCAATAGTAAAAATAAAATTACTGCTATTAGTGCCCAATTCATGCTTTATATTCCTTCTCTTTTAACTTTTTCTTTTCTTCTACAACAGACTTTTTATTCTTTTCTATATATTCTTCGACCAAAGATCCAACTTTTCTGTCAGATTTATTGATCTTACTGATATAAGTTGGAATAGAAGGAATACGACGGAAAGTCTGGGAGTCGCAAATATTGCAGTTCTCCAGACTTTCCGTCATAGAATGTCTTATTTCGAAGTATTCATCACAATTTTTGCAATGATAATTATACCTCGGCATCTGTTTGTTCTTCTTCCTCTGCGTCAAACTGGATGATTGGTGGGTTTTCCACCATTAACCCCTCTTCTGACTCTTTGAAAACGAATTCTTTGAAAACAGGAACAATGTCTGATTGGTCCATCAATGATTTTTGAAGAGCCATCATTACTGCCCCTATTGCTTGATTTGATAAATGCATATCTTTCTCCTTGTATATATATTATAACCTATTATTCCTTGATTGTCAAGGATTAAAGTGAATTATTTTGATTTAAAACAGTTTTTTAGTCCCGACTTCAAATT